TTAGGTCTTACCCCGTTTGTGGCAGATTTGTGGCAGAATGGAATCGAGTTTTCTGACCGCCCCGGCCAAATGGTCGGGCGCCAGGTGGGCATAGATCATGGTGGTCTGGATATCCCGATGCCCGAGCAGCTGCTGAACAGTTGCCAGATCGACCCCGTTCATCACCAGCTGACTGGCAAAAGTATGCCTGAGATCATGCAGGCTAAAAGCCTCAAGACCATGCTCTCTGCAGAGGCGTGCCAGGCGCTTTCTCAATATCCGAGCGGCCGTGTCCCGGCGCTTGAATTGAAAGACATAATCGGACTTCCGGGCCCGTTTGGGCTTGATATCTCTAAGCAAATTCAAGACCCCTTGATTGAGTGGTATCTCTCTTTCTCCGGCCTTGGGTTTCCAGTCGCTCTTGCCCCGCACCATAAGCACCTTCCGTGAGAAATTGATATCGCTCCACTGCAAGTTCAGAAGCTCCCCCAGGCGAAGCCCCGTATTTAATAAGGTGAAATAAATGGGGTATTCACTACCGGCATTCTCCAGTAAAATCTGACATTCATCTCCGGACAAAAAACGCGGCTGCTTAGCATCGTCAATCCTGAGAAGCGAAACCCCCCTGGCCGGATTTACGCTGCACAGGCCTCTCCTGATTCCAAATTCAAAAACTGACTTCAGGGTTTTGATTTCATAATTGACGGTTTTGGTTTTCGCGACGGTGCAGTTGGCTGGATATCTCATGTCCCCGGAGAGCTGAGCATTGATTGACTTTGGATCGGTGGTGCGTCTGAAATGCTTATATTTTTCGAAGACATTCAGGCTGAGCTGGCCAACCCGTTTTACCCGGGGATAAAAGTGACCGAGGAATATATGGAAATATCTGATTGCCCCCTCATAGCGCCTGGTGGTGGAGGGCCGATGATTGATGGCAGAGTACTCCAGGTAATCGGTGAAAAGCCTTTCGATTGAGCAATCGGATACATCCAGCTTCAATTCTCCCCGCATCAGATCTGTTTCAATCATGCTCTGATATTTCTGGGCGAGGGCCTTGGAGGTACCGATAGACTTTCGGACGCGCTGACCCTTATGGGTGACGTATATATACCACTTATTTCCGCGTTTGTATGGCCGGGCCATGTATCAGTCAACCTGCTTTCTTTCAAAGACTTGCATTTTCCATAAAAATTTCATAAAAAATTACTAAAAAATACTTGAACATTTGGATTTATTTCCGTTATTATATATAGACGACGTCGTACTGATTGAAAAGTTATTGTTCCGGCCCTGATGATGTTTGCCCTTTGTGGCACCCGAAAGGTAGTCAGGGCCATTTTATTTGTACTTCCACCAGTTGAAGATATCACGTTCACTCTTAATACACGGCTGGATTAGGTCATAAAAACTCTGATCGCCATATTCCCATTTTCGGGCTATAGCCCAGTTTATATAATCCACAATCTGCAAAAGAAAGCTGGCTTTGGACTGGATGAAATTTATATAATAATTGCCGTCGACGTCGTCCGCCCAAAAAAAGAGGGCATCCTTTATCGCGTCCGAGAGCCTCTTTCTCTTTTCTGGTGCAAGTCGATCGTGTATCATTACTATATCCTTTATATTATGCCAGGTATGACCCTTAAGGATATATTTGAGCAGAATGCCGAGAAATGTTTTATAGAATCTCTCGCGATCCTTCTGGAGCTGCGGGTATGTTTTTCGTTTTTCTAAGATTATTGAGTCCGCCTGGAGTTTACCTAATTGTTTGCATATAATTTCAAACACTTTTTTTCTAACGTGAGGCTGATCATTATTTGCATGAAAGTATTCTATTTCTTGACCGGACTCCCACAAGTCATGTCGATATTCAAGAAGCTCCTCAAAGCAGGGAAACGGGCGGAAAACAGACAGGCCCGTAATGATAAAATACTGCCGACCCTCTCTCCCTGAAAAATCGAAGTTTCCACTTTCATCCAAAAAAATATAGAGCATCTGATCAAACTTGGAAATGGCTGTCTTGTTTAGGCTTTCGCTGGGGCGTTTCGCCATTTGGATAGTAATGCTCCAGCAGCTTTCCAAATAGCCCATTGAATTTTGCAATCCGTTTTTTTCTATCGCGATAGCTCTTGTTTAACTCTTCGAGAAGATTCAGAAATTCCTCCCTCTTATGTGGGCGGAGCCTCCGGAAGAGCCGGCGCCATTGATCAGCGCCATTATTCCTATAGTCCTCCCTGTAAATAATGTATCTATCCGGCATGGAAAGAATCTCAAGAAATTCATTGAAAGAACTCCCGAAAGCAGCCCGGGTGAATTCGCGATTTGGACTTATAAGCCCCCGGGTTGCTAAGAGAACACACTGGATGCCTCTTAAATATCTCCATTTCCATTTTTTAGCTATATGGTTTCTCTTTATATCATCCATGGGTATGAATCTCATCGGGAATCCGGTGATCCTGATTCCCAATTCGGAATTCAGTTCCGCATTTATCCAAATTCGTCTGTACAGATCTTCTGGGGCATCTTTGAAGTTGAAGAGCATATAATTTGTGAATTCATTGAACCCGTTCTGCCTGAGAATCTTAATCGCACGCCGATATGGCCGTTCCATGCCAACAAAATCGAACGCCAGTCGGACGGGAGAAGTGCATATACTGGCTAATCCTTCAGCAAGCGACGGATCCTTATTAATCAGGCGCGCGTCCAATCCCTGATTAAAGTCGACTGACCGCTTTTTACCGTTTTTCATTGCACCTGCGGCAAAGCCGACCTTTGCTATATCATCGAAGATTGATTGGATTCTGTCAATACCAAGAATATTATTATCCATCACGACAAGATTCTGCTTCTCCCCATGCCTTTCATTGACATCTTCAATTTGTCTTCTTAGATCCTTTAAGAACCCGAATTTTCTTTCCAATATGGGCACAGCGCAAAATTTACAGGAGCGTATACAGCCTTTGGTGATCTTGGTAAAATAAGCATCTGCTGGGAAATATTCATAATCCGGCACTGCCTCTATGATAGAATAATCGGGAATGAGTTTAGCGATGGCCTTTGATCCTATACCAAGCATGTTTGGTCTATCCAGCAGGCCCTCAATAACTGTTACATTTGTCTTGCTTCGAATGTATTGTGGAAGAAGAGTCACAGCTGTCCCGCCCACGATGATATCCTTCGGATTATTTACGGCAGTGCCATAGTACTTGATCGTCTTCAATGTGCGCGGCAATTCCCATGTGTAAAGCGATGAGATATAAATGCGGTGCCAATTTACCGACCGCAAATCCGGATTTCTTCCGCGGACAAAGGTAACATTATCTCCCTCACTCTTATGATACGTGGATAATCTCATCAACCCAAGAGGTGGAAATTTCGATCTATAGTCGGGTTCCGCAAGGAGTATATTTCGCATTACTCTCTCTTCTTGTTTGGGATTTGATATTTTGCCAGGATCGCAGCACGGGCCTTCTCGAATGATCCATCGTCCAACACATCATAAAGAATTCCGATTATTTCAGATATAATTTTCCTCTGCTTTTTATCCAGAGCTGAATTCAGATTCTGAGCCACATAATGGGTTTCGTTTTCGATTGCCTGCCTGGTATTTTGAAGTTCTTTATAAGTGCGATCTATCTGCTTCCGCTCATTCTCATCTCGATCAGACTTTTTTGCAGCCTCGAGCTTCGCTATTTGCCTATCGAGCTTGCCAAGAACCTTTTCTTTTTCCTCCTTGGAGGCCAACCCAGTCTTTTTTCTCTTTTGAGCAGATTCCTTCTCTCTCTTGGCAGCCCCAAGCAGCCTCTCAATGTCCAAATTACGTGCTTGTGATAAATGGTATGCTTCTCGGCTTCTTTCCTTCGCGAACTCAACCAACGATTGGCGAACTTTCAACCATTCCGGACCCTCCTCAAATCCATCCCGCCTTGCATTTGGTATAATATTCGGGTCCTGAATATGGATCTCACCCATGAAGTACTTATTGAGTCGAGCGTAGCTTTCAGAAGCTTCAGCAAAGATCTTTGTCATATTTTCCGCCATACCAATGCCGATATTATCTTTTCGCAATCGAATTCCTGCAACCCTCTCGTCTCCAATTGTGCCGGGGCAATTGGTTTCAGCATACCAACCCCAGAAGGGAGAATCAGGTCCAGCGTCATCGGGGAAAAAACGTATCTTCTTCAAATGTATTTTGTGTTTCTCCTGTGCGGTCGTATATGTCAGCTTGCGATACGGTTTAAAAACCTGGCGCTTCATTAATCCTGCATTGATTGTTATGCTCACCGTCGGAACGTCGATATTTCGCTTTTTCAGCCATTGAATGATTTCACCTGCGTGATAGAAGGATTGTGTATCAAGACCGACCGGAGCTATCTGGCTGAGGTAATTTTCGATAATCTTCCAGTCCAGAAATGACTGTCCGGCCTCATTGATCCCCTCCATTAAAACTTCAAAGAAATGTCCTCTATTGCGTGTCTTCTCGTTAGTGACAGATGCATGCTCATTTATCACCTCAGCCAATTCGCTAATTTGCTTTAATTTTGGAGACATAGCGTTGCGCAGTTCTCGGCAGTTAAATACCACTCGCGAAAATTCGTTTTCATCTTTTGCCTGGGTTGTGAAAATAAGCCTGTCGCAATATGCAATTCCAGCAAGTCGCCCTATTCCGCGAAAGCCTGCATAATGCTGGATAGTCTTTGAAGACATTCCAATATTAACAAGCCGGGATTTCACCTCATTTTTAGGAATGCCCAATCCGTTATCACGCAATTTGAGAATTCGGCTCTTTTCATCTATTGTGAGATCTATTCGACCAGCTCCATATGTCAATTTGTTGCTTCGTTCGGATTCGCGGATCGAATCGAACGAATTCTGTATATATTCCCTAAGCGTATCAAGAGAATTAGTGTACATCCCGGTGGTTAGGGTCTCAAGAACGAATGCCCCTATCTTTGGCATTTTTTCAGAATTTGAGGACATCATATTTACCTCTGCAGCTGCCGATAAGCTGGATATGGGAAACGAACCTTTATTAATGCAGTATTAAATACAGAATGCTGAAGCAGCATTTGACCCTGGTTGAGTCTTGTAACAGTAGCTTTATTGGATTGCGAGAATAGCCTGTAGTCTGGGGCCTTCGAGAGCTCAACAGGATTTGTTCTACCGAATACGTCCGTGCTGCAATTTCCGAGCACCCGGGAATGAATAGCACTTCTGAACTGCTCTGCACCAAATAGGACTACTCCGAGCGAACGTCCTCGTTCAGTTATTTCCAGAAGCCAGCGGGTGAGAGTCCTATCCCGGGATCCGGATGTGGAAGGTGCGTATTTATTTAATTCATCTGCAAAGATGACAACTCTTCCCAAATCTTCTTTTTTAATGTTCTCGTATAGATCGAGTTTTGCATCAAAAACGGTTCGGATTACATCTCCAAAAACCAAGCATTGAAGATAATCAGGTAAGGGAGCGATATCCACAACAAGAATTCCTCCGGGCCTCAAATCCTTAATTGCATCCACAATGAGCTTTTGGCGCCGGTCCTCACCATAATAATTGGACGAGAAAATGTCATGGGTGGTTCGTGTTCGAATTAGCCGACTGAATTTGCGCCAGGATTGAACCGAGATCTCTTTTCGTCCGGTTTGCCCTTTCTCAGTTTTGGCATGGATTTCTTCTCTCAGTTTCTCCCACGTCTCCGCTTGAATCTCTCCGAGTTCATGAATACAGCTTTCCATGGTAGATTGTGGATCATCAATGTCAGAAAAGAGAAGCGACATCTTATCGCGTCCAACATCAGTCTCACTGCCTTCTTCACCACCCTTAAATGTTTCTACGTCGTAGTAATAATTGAAAGCCTGGTTTTGCTCAATTTGAAATTGAATAACGTCATTGGGGGCATGGCTTGAAGTAAAGAAGCGGTCCGGACGCTTGGCATAGGGATAGAGATAGGTGACGTTTTCAAGTGGCCGCGGTTCAAGACCGCATTTTCTCCAGTCCTGCTGGTGTGTCTCACTCATCGAGGCATTCGGCTGATCAACGGCCAGCAAATCAGGGCCTTTGACATTGAATAGAATGATGCTTACTTCGTCTTGCATACGTTGCTGTAATGCGCTTAAAAGAAACATTGCGTAAGATGTTTTGCTTGCCAAACCAGAGATTCCAGAAATGTTTATGTGAGCTGCCTCGGGGCCAACGAGATATCGGGCCTCGAAATCAATGCGGATTTCCTCTTTGTTCGAAGTACGAATATAGCCTCCAGGAATAGGCTTTATAAGATTTTCGACTCCCAGGGCGCTTCTAATTTCCTCAGGTCCCGCCCATTCTACACGCGCACCGTCTCGAATCGGCATCTCGATATTCTGGCTGTTCCCGAGAACATCCGCCTCAGCAATCGTGGTTCCAAGCCGTTCATTGATCGGATGCGCATTAATATCACCGAAATCGGAAGAGACGTAATTTGCCAGGTGGCCTACGCTATCTGTGATGTAGCTGAGTTCCCGAACTATTGCATATGAGTAGCTTTTTTTGTTTCCATCTCCGGAGATGTGTCCAATCCTCACGAGGTCAAAGGGGCGAATGATAACATCCGGACTTAGCCAGAAGTAAACGCTGGTACAGGTGGTTGGTTTGCTTTCGGTCGCGGTGACCTTTCCGATACATTCTTTTTCGGGCATGGGATTTCCCCTTTCAAATAATCATTGCTTTAAATCTTTCATGACTGAGAAAAGAAGAACGCAAATATGTCTCGGCTAAAAATATCGGATAAATATGACTCGCCCAGCGTTTATCAGCATTATAAGCAGTGACATTGCGCTCTCGCAAGACGTATGAAGAAATGGTATCGGCTCGTGCTTCAGCAATCCCATCATTCTCTTTTTCTTCATCAGAGGCAAATACTTCTATTTTGGCGATTCCCTGGAGCGGACTATAGACTTTCTCACGCGGTCGAAGGCGAAGGTACCACCAGCCATGAGCTGTTATCTCATCTTTATTTGGACTTATGACAGTCGTTCGTTCTTTCCAATCAAGACCTTTGGTCAAATTGCCAAGATCTTGGCGACCCCGCCCCTGACCGACCGTCATGTTAGGCTTAAATGTCTTCGCTAAGCCGATCACATTTCTCAATTGGACGAGGTCATCTTTTGAGAGATTCAGATCTTTGATTTTAGTGTCGCGATATTGAAGGCCTCCGTCCTTTGCCAACATCTTATCCTCTTGGATTGCCTGATTAGTGATCATGTCCCTAATGGTGCGCAATTCGAGCATCTGCATTTCATGGATGATCATCGCTCTTCCGAGGTCTGCGGGATCTTTATCATCTTTCGTTTGGTAATCATAACGCACTATGCGGAAGTGATCATTTTTCGACATTTCCTTGTTGATTTTCTGCTCAAGGTCCTTTGCGTTATCCTGCCCGATCACATTGGGAACTGCAAGTATGTTTTCGACTCGGGTTAGATCCTTCCGGGGGACCATGCGGCCAGAATCCAATCTCTCGAGAACGGCCACTCCGATTTGGCCGGCACATATTGGAAGATAATGACTCCCGAAACTGGCATCAATGACGCGGTGTGAGCGCTGGGAACCATCAAGAAAGTATCGAAACATAGAATGCACGCCTTCAGGAACTGATTTCTTTCCGGCTTTCAATTTGGGAGATTCGAATAATACCTGCTTGGGGAACACGGGTTCCTCACTGTATTCTGGAAACATTTCTACATCGAGTGTGAAGCGCTCATTAGGAAGACATTCAATATTATTGTCTCTAAGAATGTAAATTAGTCTTTTCATAATCTATGCCTAAGCTCTAAAAATATCAGGATGACCAAAAGAAGTCGGCTCTTATTTCCCTCTGAAGCCAGCAGCACCACGTTATCAATTTATCAGTTTCGTGCGGGAATGCAAGTCAAAACTACCACCGTCACATAAATGAAATTGCTGTTTCTTGCGGTCTTCTTTTGTAATCTCCATCCATTATTTCTGCCTATCTTCGGCAGGGAGGCCTGCAAAAGCCTCCCTCCCTTTATCGGTCCTCAGGTCTCCGCTGCGGGGAAGCAGAGAATTGCTCATTTTGTGATTGTTATGCTGCCTCCGTCTTCGTATCGATAGCTGCCGTAATCGCTGTGATCCACATAGACATTGACTTCACCTTCATCAAAACCGGAGAACATTGCCACCCCGTCTGAGTCAGTGTACTCTTCGCCGGTCATACCTCTTGTGAGTGGTGTGAATTCCAGTCTGACTCTGACGCCTTGAATCGGTTCCAGGTCGTGATTAAGGATCCGAACTTCGAAATCTGCCATATTCACTCCTTTCTGAAGAGTTTTGTGTTGGCTCATTTGTTCTCGCAAATTACACCTTGTTTTATCCGCCATAAAGAGAAAATCCCAGGGAGATAGTGAAGGGGTTAACCTTTAGATGCTCATCCCAGATCATTGGGATCGGGAGCGTAACTCTCGGATTTAACCAAGTGTATTTGATCTGGGAGCTTATTGCCGCATTGTGGGAGATGAATATATCGATGCCTATTGCAAAAAAAGGTGACAGTTCGTTTTCAACTTTTACTTTTCCGGTCACCCCGTAGACATCAGAATATATATTTGTGAGATACTGACTTTGGTCGAAGTCCAGAAAATAATAGCTCATGCCAGCCGCCAGGAAAGCCCGGACTTTCCCTCCCTCCGGGTTATTATACAATTTTGCCGATACTGAAATCGGAAATTGAGTAAAGTCGCCGTAATTGACAGCTGCTCCGGAAGCGACCTCGTAGACAGATTCTTTGGCATAGCTGACTGATACCTCCAATGCAAATATTTCGTAAAAGAATAAACTGCCTCCCAGATAGAAAGTGATTATATCGTCAGGTTCTATTATTTCAATTTCCAGCTTGTCATCCTGGAAATTCGAGTAAGCCGCTCCAAAATGGAAACCATAGTGATGGTCTTCCGCGGCGTAATCCTGGCCACAAACGGGCACAGCTAAAAACAAGGTTAGAACTGCAAAAAATGACATTCTTTTCATCTAAACCTCCCCTAAAGTGATCTTCATTTGATTACAAAATGACTCTTGTTTTTAGATTTTTTTTAAGATTTGCATGACATACTGCCAATGACAAAACATACCCTAAAACGCAGTCCTTCCGTGTCCGCACATTGGACTTGTTCGACATAATGATCCCCGATCGTGGTTCTATGGTTGGGTCATCTATTCTTCCAGCTTTTTCTTGGCTACCTCCTCCATAGCCCTAAGAAGCTGCTCCGCTGCTTCCCTCAGATTATCAGGAAGAGCCGCAAATCTCCTGGCGTACTGCTGTAACCGGGGATCGGATAAATCGTTTGCTTGGTTTTTTATATCATTTAAATACTTCAATAACTTCGCTAAATTCTCATCTTTGGACTCTGGTTCTTTTCCAGTCAATAGATAATCTGCTGAGACATTCAACACTTTGGATAATGCCACGATAGCCGATGCTCTTGGTTCGCTGGGCTCCTTACTCATCCATTTGGAAACAGTATCATTCGTTACTTCAAAGCCGGTCTCTCGCAATTTATCTGCAAAGTGAGCATAAGATCGAAAATTTGACTCTGAATAGAGTTTTAAAAGACGGGCTCCGAATCCCTTTAGAAACTGCTTTCTAATATTTTCTGCCATTTGCATAATATATTTGACCTATTAACTTGTTGTTGTCAAATAGAATAAGAAAATCCATAAAAAAAACGGAATTTGCCCTTGACAATGCCGAATATATTATTATATATCGGGGTGTAGCTGATGATTTGAATAATATATTATTGATTGAAAGAGAATATATGAATTGGACAAAATTAATAAATGTCTCGGCCGGAAGCCAGCCTACGGCTGCGTATGTGCCAAAATGGTGGCTTGAAGCAAAAGGAATCGAGCCAGGAGATAATAGGTTAAAAATGACTATTAACTCGGATGGCGATCTCGTCATAAGCGAGAATGACATGACACCGAAGGCCTCTGACAGCGAGATCAAGCGATCATCAGGTAATAGCGCTAAGCAGGAGAATAACGAACTTAGAGCATGATGGAATTTACGCATAAAAGAACTCCGGATAATTTATCGGCGGGAAATGCGACCCAGCCCTTCTAAGCCGGACCTGGATTTAAGAACATGAACAAGCATACCCAATCCTTACACATAAGAAGTGATTTCTTGAGGGGGGAAGGTTGAGGAAGCGGAGTCCGGAGAATGGCCTCTCCGGGCTCCTTCTTAAAAATATATCAAGACTCCTATTTGTCAAGGAATATGGTAGATGGATAAGCTCTTAACATCAAAAGAAGTCTGCGAGATTCTGGGCATCAAATTGAATACCCTTCGTAAGTGGACCTCGATCGGAAAGCTGCCGGTGATTCGGCTCTCCGGCAAGGGTGGACCGGTCAGGTGGCGCGCCCGGGACATTCAGTCATTCATAGATGGATGCTATGTCCCGGAGGATCCGATTCACGGGAGAGATGCATATTGAAGATTCAGGTCGAAATACCGGAAGTCTTCAAGGCCTCGGAGCTTATGCCCCGGGATGACCCTTTCGAAATTTACCGGGACATCATTGAAGAATCCGGCGGTACTCAGTTGAATGCCCGCCGGGTCTGGGCCCTGCTGAAGAAGCACCGCAGCAGAGACAATGCAATCAAGCAGACCAGGATGTCGGAGATCCTCGGGCTGAACGGGGCCATGATCAGAGCCTGCGTGAACGCCCTGAGAAGGATGGGCTTTTATGTCTGCTCCGGATCCAAGGGTTATTACGTCAGCAGGGAGGACATCCAGATCACGATCGATCACCTGGAATCGAGGGCCAAGAGCGAGTGGGTAACGGCGGCCTGCCTTAAACGCATAAGAGATCAGGATCGGCTTTATGAAGCCAATCGAGATAAATTTCAAAAACCTCCCCGGACTATAAACGGCAATCTGTTTGACGCGGGGATAAATGGGGAGGCCGGAATATGAATCAGCAGTTCACCCCCTCCTTTGTTGTAGGAAGAGGCCCCGGATGGGTGTCAACATACTACCTGATACTCCGGAATCTAATTTGTCGGGGCCTCTTTTTTTGGTTGCCTCCCTCGCCGGATTGTGGATTGAAACAGAATAAACCCTATGTGATGGAAAAGAGGCCCCGAATTGCAATGCGTCTGTCTGATCAGCAGGTGTGCCGGCGGGGCCTCGTGATTTAGAAAGGATCGATATGAGACTTTGCAGCAAAAAGCATCTTGAAGAGATTAGGGAAGAAGCGTATCAGCAGGGACGCAGAGATAAAAGCGATCAGCTTCGGCCAATTATTAAAGAGCTCATCAGGAATAATGACGAATTAAACAGGCATCTGGCCGGAATGATTGCAGACAGAAAAATCCCGGTCTTGGATCTTCCACCCTACCGGGACAAAAAGAAACATGAGATCACAAGCTGCCCGACCGGGCGGTCGGGCAGCAATCTAACATCGCTGAGAGACCACGAGACAAAACATCAAGAGTGAAATGTGATCTACGATGCACTTTCAGATTAATTAAGGAGAACTCGGATGTCAACCAAAAATTATCCAACCGTAATCAGTGAGCGAACTCTGGACGAGGGGCCGGTTCAATTACTGAAAGAATTCCCGGAGGACCAGTTCAATCTGGCCATGCCCGCCCGGGTGATTCAATACCTTCCACCAGGGCACAAGATCGTCTTAAGTACGATCAAGCTCAACGTGGAGGATGAGAAAAAGGGCGACTTTTATCCTACCCCTAAACAGAGCGGCCGAATCTCTCCCAGCTCCCAGGCTTTAATCAAGATCGGTAACGCCGCCGGAATCAACTGGTTTAAGACGCACATCACCAAAGAGCGCCAGCCCGAGAGCTATGAGCTTCTGGCGGTCAGGGCCACTGTCTGGGGGCAGTACATAGACATGACCGGCGACCTGAAGATCGTCACCAACAGTAAATCCATCGACCGCAAAAGCCTGGAGGCCACAGGCCTTTCCAAGGCGGATATTGCCAAACGGATTGAATTTGCAGTGGAGCGCTGTATCTCCGGCGCGATGGCCCGGGCGGTCAAGAAAGAGTTCGGCATTCCCAGCTCCTTTTTGCCGAAGGAGCTGGGCCGGCCTTTTGTGGCCGGAAGGCTGATGCCGGAATGGGATATGAACAACCCCCTGCACGCCAAACTGTTGATGGAGCGGGGCCAGCATGCGGCCGACCGCCTGTATGGCAAAGGGCGCACGGAGGAGCCGGAAATAACTGAGAGCACGGTCTTGAGAAGGTCAGAGGAGGAGCCTGCCGGGTCCGAGACAAAGCCCCAAAAGGCCTCTCCCAAACCCAAATCACAGAGAGCCGATCTTCTCGAGGTCAAGGCCGAAATCAAAAGGCTCTGCCAACAGCTCGGCAAGAAACCTCCTCAGCCCCTGGACGATATGACCGAACCGAACCTGCGGGGCTTCTACCAGTACCTTCTCAACCAGGAGGCCGAGCATGGCAGAAAATAAATTGAAGCTGATCCACTTTGCCGATCTGCATGCCCGCCGCGATAATCTGGATAAGGTCGAAAAGTTCTTTGAGTTTGCCCTGCAGGTCGCAGAAGATAAGGAGCCGGACATTGTAGTTATTCCCGGCGATATCTGGGACGGGGAAGTTGCGGTTAATGAAAACAGCCCCTTGTATATGGTGATCAGATATATTCGGCGCCTGGCAATGCTCCAGGACGTTTACATGATACCTGGCACACCTTCCCATGATCGGCCGGGTTCATTGAATATCTTCAAGAGCCTGCATACCGAGAGGCAGATATTTGTTTTGGACAGGCCGGAGCTTTTTTCGATGTGCATCGATATAAAAAGGAAAGAGCGGGGAAATCTTGCAGTATTTCCTATTCCTGGAGTGACCAAGTCCGGGCTTATGACCTGGGCGAAGTCCAGAGGTCTTGATCTTTCTCCGGATCGGGCTGATGTTGAAGCGGCCGGTTTGGTGCGAGAACTGTTTCTGGGATTCCGAGCCGAAATGGCACGGTTCGCGACTCGCCATCCCGAATTCATCCCTTTACTTCTCGGCCACTTTACTGTCTATGGCAGTGAAACACCGACCGGCCAGGTTATGACTGGTGGTGATATTGTTATATCTACCACCGACATCCGAGAGGCCGGGGCAGTCATAAACTGCCTCGGTCACATTCATAAGCCGCAGCAGATCGGGGAGAACATCTTTTATTCGGGCAGTCCCTTCCCTCATAACTGGGGTGAGAAGGAGCAGAAATCCGTGCTCTATGCCGAAGTCAATCGGCATGAGATTCTGCAGCTGGAGCGGATTCCGACACCGTTCCCGGCCATGGTCGATTTTGATCTCATTTATTACCCCGAAGACAGCGACGACCAGCCTTTTAGATTTCTGGACAAAAAGACCGGCGGCCCGGCCGGCTTTCCAGACTTCAATCCCCATGGCTGCAATCAGGCCGACACCAGGATCCGCTTGCACATGCCCCCGGAAGCCAAGGACCTGGTCAATGAAGATCATATCAAGAAATGGCTGAGCTGGAACGACCTGCACCCCAATTCGGTCAAATTCGAGAAGATCATCAAACCTCAGAGCCGCCAGAGGTGCGAGGTCATCAACGAAGCGATAACGAATCTGGAGCGCCTGAAGGCCTGGGCAGAGACGACCGAAACAGATCTGGCGGAAGACATACCGGCCAAGCTCCACAAGCTACAGAGCGAGCTGGTGCTGGAGGATGACGCCGGGCTTACCGCCCGGGGCACCATCCGTCTCAAATCACTCAGGCTGCGCGGTTCCAAAGGGATCACCTGGACTGATGAGATCAAGATCGACTTTGAAAAATTCAACAGCGACATGATTCTCTTCGACGGAGATAACGGAGCCGGAAAATCAACCACTTTTGACAACCTGCATCCCTATCCCTTCAGCTTTTACTATGACGGCCTGAACTGGAACGCCAAGCTCTCCGACCACTTCAGGCTGGAGGATTCCTGCCGCGAGCTGGTGGTCAGCATAGACGGAATTGATTATATGTTCCTTCTGGTAGTGGATGGGGTCCGCGGCAAAGCTGAATATTACGCTTATCGATTGGACGGCGAAGACTGGACCACCTTGAATGATGGCAAAAAACCTTCCTATAAGCGGGTCGTGCTGGAGCTCTTCGGCTCGCCCGAATTATTTCAGCAAGGCGTCTACCAGGTTCAGGGTACGAACGGTCTGATTAACAAGACCAATGCTGAGCTGAAAGACATGTTCTACGACTTTTTGGGTTTCACGGAGTATCAGGCGATTGCTGAAAAGGCCAAGGAGTCCGCCCAGGCCCTCCAGAATGAAATCAGCTTAACGGAAGCGAAGCTTTCGGAAGATCGGCGGGCCCTGGAGTTCATACCGGAGTTTGATGCTGAGCTTGAGAAACAGCAGAAGGCTATCGCCGAGCATAAGGCTAATAAGTTCCTGGCAACATCGGAACTGGAGGAGCTCGAGTTTAAATTGAAGGAGCGCGAGAAAAAGGCCGCAACTCAGGAATCTGTTAAAAAGCAGATTGCCGACCTCGATCAGCAGCTGGAGGAACTGTCCACCAGGAAGATCAGAACTCAAAACAAATTCCAGGCCTGGAAGGCCAAGCAGGAGATGAAAATCGGGAGACTCTATGCTGACATCCAGAAGGACAAGGACTTAATCGAGCGCCGGGATAAGATCGAGGAAATGGTGAAGCTTTCGAAGGAGGCTCAGGAATTAAAGGCACGGATCGAAAAGAAGGAAGCTGAAATCTCTGCCGCCCGGCGCGACCTGCGCCAGGTTGAGAGCCTGCAAGCATCGAATCTGAAAAACATTGAGGACCAGATTCAGCGCACTGAAGCCGAGATCAAACAGAATGAGGAGCTGGCCGAAAGGCTCGAGAACGTGCCCTGCCAGCAATTTAACGCAAAAGAGTTCTACAGCGGTGATGTCCAGGAATGGAGATCCTTCACAGATGAACTGATCGCCGAGGTCATCGACCTCTGCTCCAAGTGCCCGCTCATTTCCTCGGCGGTTGATGCTTCCAAAAGCCTAAAGCCCCTGGTAGATAATCTGAAGGACCTGGCCAAAGAGAAACAGAGCCTGGAGGGTGAGCACGAGGATAAACTCGATTCACTGCGCAAGTCTTTGAGTAAGCTGGAAGAGGAAACAGAGGTACTGCGCCTGGATTATGAAGGCTTTCCAGAGAAGGCCCGGAAAACTGATTGGGGCCCTGCCAAATCGAGTCTGGACATAGCCCTGGCCCGAGCCGAACAGCTGGCCGATCAACTCAAGGAAGCCCGAGAATCTCTGGCGTACCAGCAGGGAGAGTATGATAAGCTCATTCCGGAATTCTCCCAGCAGATGAGCGGGCTAAGAGCAAAACGTGATGAGCTCGAGAAACAGATCGACATCCATCTCGCGGAGGAAATTCGTGAATGCAATCATGATATCAGAATAATAAAGTCTCGTATTGAATCCCAGGAGACCCGGATTCTGGAGGCTGAGAAGGCCAAAGCCGCGGCAGAAGCAAAGATAAAGGAACTGCTCGAGCTGGAGGAGCGAATTAAGGAAACTGAGAAGAAGCACGCTTCCAAGAAGGCCGACTATTCCGATTATGTTTTGCTGCAGACTGCTTTCAGTCGCAACGGTATTCCTGCCCTGCTTCTGGAAAATGCACTGCCGCAGATATCATCCCTGGCCAACGATCTGCTCTCCGAGTTCGGGTCATCCTGGCAAATTCGTTTTGACACGGTCAAGGATAAGGCCTCCGGAAAAGGCCAGATTGAGACGCTTGATATCATTGTGATCGATGAGCAGGGGGAGCGACCAATCAGGCTCCTCTCGGGCGGTCAGAAGGTGCCCTTTATTGTGGCCATGCAGGCCGCCGTCTCAATCTATCGCGCTCAGCAGTCGGGCTTTGAGCCCAAGTTCGCCATGGTGGATGAATGCGATGGAGCCCTGCGGGACTTCCGAGCCTCGGCACTATTTAACATGCTTCAGAAACGCATGCAGCTGGGCCGCCTGGATAAGCTCCTGCTGGTCACCCATCGCAAAGAACTGGCCGACCAGTGCGAGCAGAAAATCATCTATGATACCGCAAGCGGAAATTTGAAGGAGGTCTATTGATGAGTCAAAGCAAGTTGAATAAAAACGGCTGCACAACCACGCATGAGCGGGGCCAGTTCGCCTATGAGGAATTCCGCTCCGCACTTTTCAACTATGAGCTAAGGGTGCAGTGGGATTATCGCGACCATAAGGGCAGGCTGCATTCAGGTATCGCCAAGAGTATAGAGGAAGCCAAAGCTGCGGCGCGAAAGAGCAGCGGTGAAATTATAGATTGAGAGAGGTTTATCGATATGGTGAAATTTGGATTAACCGTTAAATGCATAAACTGCGGACATGAGAAGATTCTAACCCATGCCCATGAAGGCATGCCAACATGCGATCTCTGCTTCTCGCCTATGATTGCAAAAAAGGCCACAACAAAGAAGGCCGGAAAGGTGGATATGAATGAAATGGAAATATGTATCGGAAAAGCAGGAAGAATATGCAGCACTTCCTATAGTGGGCGATCGTGTTCTGATTGATTCAATGGACGAATTCGAGCTGCTCAGCAGCGCATGCGATTCAGTCAAACGCCCATTGATAGATTGCGAAGCCGAAATTGTGGGACTGGATGAAACCACCGGGAAAGCGCTCTGTCGCAAAGACAGATATGTCTTCTGGCTGCCGGTCTCACATTTAATACTTGATGGCGTAGGAGTGCAAGTATGACAGTTAATATTTCCGGAGAGGAAGTGATGGTGTACCTGGCGGAACTCAAGATCAAGCGCCGTCACTATTATGAAGATGAAATTCTCACCCAGAACCTGATACCGCCCCAGGTCAACCGGGTGCATAATGAGCGGGTGACCGATCTCAACTCTATTGATAACACGATAGCAATGGTCAACTTTTTCAATGAGCGCGAAAAGCGGAGGACCCGGATTGAGAACAATAAGAAGGAACCGGTTCCGAATGAGCCGTAGCCTGGTGGCGGGAATCTTGCTGGTTCTGCTTCTGGCAGCGAAGATATTAAAAGGAATTTTTTTATTATAAATAAACCAAAATCATGGAGGACAAATGTCATTCAAATTGAAAGGCAGTATCAGCCCGCCGAAATTCAAACTCAAGAAGATCGGCGACAAAGAGAGAATGGTCGGGTGCTTCGAATTCGAGTTCTTGCGGAGCGAGAACCGCCATCTGGACGCCAACGGGCTTATCGATCTGGCCGAGGAAGTCAACTGCTCGGTGGAAATCAAACCTCTGGATAAAGAGCAGAGGGATCTGTTTAAACGTACTGCCGCCGAAGTCAGGCTGATTGATTTCGAACAGGACAAAGCCGCCAGGAAAAACAAGAAGGTCCAGGAGTTGATCAAAAAGCTCAAGGAAGATGATTCCAAGGAGAAGCTCACTGCCGCGGCATTCAGCGCCAGGGTGGATGAAATCGATAAGCTTTTATATCCGCCTTTGACACCCAGTGACAAATCGGACCAGCGCCGGAGACTGGAGGAGCTGGCCTTCTCGGAGGAAGTGAACAAAATATCAGAAGCCCAGAAAGCCATGCACAAAATTGAAGCCGAGGATAAAAAGAAGCGGCTTACCGAGAAGCAGCTCAAAGCCAGGCTTGACAAAATTGATCAGATTATTTTGAAGCACTCGGAGGGCCAGTCCCAGGCCAGTATGGGATTACCGAGTTAAATAGAATTCTGCAGCTCCCCGGTTCGCGGTATGGCCCCCTTTCACATATCGTCACCCCATCCCGGGGAGCTGGTTAAATTTAACAATCTAACAATTGGCAAAGATGATAAATCTCGGATTGCATGATAATAAAACCGTTACCCTGGATCTGGCAACATTAACCGAAACCCGGCTTATGATTCAGGCGATGAGTGGGGCAGGGAAGTCCTGGCTCGTTCGGAGGATCCTGGAACAATCATATGGCAGGATCCAGCAGCTGGTAATCGATCTGGAAGGTGAGTTTCATACACTCAGGGAGAAATTCGATTATATCATTGCGGGCAAGGGTGGAGATATTCCCGCCGAACTAAAATCAGTTAAACTTCTGGCATTGAAGCTCCTCGAGTTCAATGCATCCTGCATATTTGATCTGTACGAACTCAAGAAGCATGAGCGAATCGCGTATGTAAAAGCATTTTCTGAGGCCCTAATAAGCGCTCCTCGGAGATACCGGCATCCGGTTTTGGTTGTGTTGGATGAGGCACATTTAATCTGTCCTGAAAAGGGTAAAGCCGAATCAGCTTCCGCGGTGATAGATCTGGCAACTCGAGGGCGAAAGCGGGGAATTTGTACAATAATGGCCACACAGAGACTGGCCAAGCTCAACAAAGACGCAGCTGCGGAACTTGGCAATAAGATGATCGGCCGAACAATTCAGGATATCGATCGCAAAAGGGCGGTTGATGAGCTGGGATTTGTTTCAAGGGAAGAGAGCCTGGCGCTCCGGAAGCTACAGCCCGGAGAATTTCACTTATATGGTCCGGCCTTCCGTATACATGAGGGTTCACAGGGATATGTTCCCGTCAACGATATTGTCCTGGTTAAAGTCGGTGATGTTGAATCATCCCACCCGAGGATCGGCACGCAGCATGTTGAAACGCATCCAGAGGCTACTGGCAAGATCAAGCAACTGATTGAGAAGCTTGCGGATATCCCTCATCAGGCAGAGAAGCGTGCCAAAGATATGATTGAGCTGAAGAAGGAACTGGCTTCGCTTAAACGCGAGAATACGCTGCTTAAAAAAGAGGTACCAGTGCCATGTAATCATGAGCCGATTATTCAGGCTCAGAAAAGCCAAATCAGGCATCTACAGGAAGAACTGGATAGTGCAGCTAAAAAACTTGAAGGTCAGTTGCAGGGGATACATCTATTAAGCTGCAATATCCTCAAAGATATTGAAAAGCTGACCGGATTATCTCTAAGGCCTGCAGAGCTTTTTGAGCATATAGAAAATCTCACATCCGGTCGCGGGAATGAAATGCACCATATCATGCAGTGCGAGACAGCGGATTGTGGCGCCAAACCGAGAACTGAGAAACGAGCATTTCCGAGGCCCATCAGGAACTCAGCTATGACACAAGGTTCTGATCTATCTAATCCTCAACGGCGAATCCTCGAGGCTATAGCCTCATTCGAGGCGCTCGGAATAGATAAGCCCAGCAAGGAAATGGTTGCGGCAAAAGCTCAATACAGCCCCAAGGGCGGGGCATTCAATAATCTTCTCGGCAGGCTCCGGTCGAATGGCCATATTGATTATCCGGAAGCCGGTAAAGTAGAGCTGACCGAGTCAGGAAGAGGAGTCGCGGGAGAGGTCGAAGCGATTGCCGGAGTTGAGGAGCTGCATCAGGGGTGGCTTAAGATCATAAAGCAAGGCCCCCTGCAGAAGATCCTCGAGTATCTGATTCAAATCTATCCGGAGAGCATAAGCAGGGAGGATCTGGCCAAAAATCTTGGATACACAGAAGGCGGCGGGGCTTTCAACAACTACATGGGGCGGCTGCACAATACATTCGAAGTAATCGACTATCTGCCCGGGCGGCAAGTTCGGGCCAAACAAGAAGTATTGTTTCCGGAGGGATTGGCGTGAGTGAAGTCTTACTTGTCATCGGAAAACCCAAATATGTTGGCAAAGGCAGTGGCAAAAGCGTTCGGTATCACGTTCGTTTCTTGAATCGAGATGTCTATCTGACCCCAAAGAGTTTTTCGTATTTGACAAAGCTGGCTTATCAATCCGTGGTCACATCACATTGGGCTTTTGAAGATGCCAGTGGATGGGTGAGGAAAGAACAGTTTGATTGCGGAGATTGTCAGGCCAGGTATATGTACAATCTTAAGAAGGAAATGGGCCGCGACGCATTCCCGGACAAATATAAGATATATCCAAGTAAACCGGACCTGATTGTGTCTGATAAAAATGGCCGTTACAAGCTGAATATTGGTCGGCCATTTCTATCAATAGGTTATGACAACCTGCTCGCATTCCCGGACCATGAAATCAGGAAAATTGGAGCTGAATTAAAGTTCGAGGCAGAAAGGTCATGCGGTGGCAAAGAGCAAAATCGAATGGACTGATATAACCATAAATCCCATTGTTGGCTGCACCAAGGTGAGCCCGGGTTGTCAGAACTGCTATGCAGAGAAGATGGCAAAACGATTGAAGGCGATGGGGAGGCCACAATATCAAACCGTGGTTGATGATCGCGGTTGGACCGGCCAGACTGCTTTCCATAAACCGGCACTTGAGCAGATACGAAAAGCTCCTGTCGGCAAGATGATCTTCATTGGAAGCATGGGAGATATCTTTCATGAGAATGTTCCCGAGGAATGGCTGACAGATATCTTTAGGGAGATCGGCCACAATTCGAAGTCAGTATTTCAAATCCTGACAAAGAGGCCTGAACGAATGGCGGAGATATTTCCCAGAATGCGCTATCGCTTTCCGGACCGGCTTAATCACATATGGCTGGGAGTGACCACTGAGAATCAGGAACAGGCCGATAAGCGCATTCCGATATTAATGCAGATTCCTGCTGCCAAGAAGTTCGTCAGTATAGAGCCAATGCTGGGAGAGATTGATTTAATTCCGATTGTTCGAGATTTGGATTGGGTACTTGTGGGTTGCGAATCAGGTCCAAGGCGCCGGGGATGCGATCCTGAATGGATTGATAAAATCCTCGATCAATGCCGGTGGGGCTGGACCCCATGCTTTGTAAAGCAGGTCGAAATCAACGGGAAGATCAGTCATAACATGAACGAATGGCCAGAATCAATCAAGAGAAGGGAATTGCCGGAATGACCACCCTGGTCCGCATCGTCGCTGCAGCGGTGTGGCTCGTTATCGCCGGCATTTATGCGGTGCTGGCACTGCCTATGCTGGTCATAATTGGCGTGTGTAAGCAATTAAGTAAGAGGTAAATAAAAGAAAATTGGAATTCTATGCAGGGAGGCAAATGGCAGGACATTTGAGGTTGAAGCTAACCAGAAGGGAAGCTCGAACATTGGGGGATGTTCTTACGGACATCAACATCCTTAATATTATCGCAAAACGGTTCAGCCTATCCGCATCGGATATCTGCAATCGGGCGGGCATGAAGATGGGAAAGCAAATAAGGAGCGCGGGGAGGCAAGGTGGCAGCCGTGAATTCGACAGCTGAGAATATGACGCGGATATACATGGCTGGAGCCTACTCAGGCAGCAACATCTTGCAGATTTTTCGCAATATGCAAATCGGAATAGCGGAGTCTACCGAGATTCTCAAGGCCGGCATGGCACCGTTTTGTCCCTGGCTGGACTATCAATTCTTTCTGCACCCTGGGTGCAATATCGACCTCGAGACCATTCGCAAATACTCGATAGCATGGATGGAGGTATCGGCCGCCGTAAAGGTTGTCGACAATCCCGCAAATATTGACTCGAAGGGGCTGGCCGAGGAACTGGAGAAAGCTCGGGAGCTGGGGATCCCGGCCTTTTACAGGATGGATGAATTGAAGAAATGGAATTCGGAGAATATTTAATGCCCTTATTCAGACCGACCGCCGGGTACTTCAAGATATGTTTGACCTGGGAGAAGCGCGACTGGGAGAGCTGTAAGGCATTCATAAAAGAAATTAAGGCCAATATCGAGATAGAGGATCGAAGCTACGATGAGGAAAGCCATGAATGGGAATTCAAGGAAAGGTGCCTCCCTGTAGTAAGGGATTTCTGGAATAAGTACTTTTCAGATCCAAATCAACAGGACATGTTCGAATGAGGAGGATAAATGGCGGAGAGATTCATAAGGGAGATCAAATATTTCAGGTCCGAGAGGCTTGGTGAATGGGTGGCTGTGGCCCGGCCGGTAGGGGAAAGGCGAGCTGTGGTCGAAACCGGATTATCCGAGATCCTGGCTATTAACAAGTTAAAGCGCTTGTTAAGAGAAGAGGGCATAGACTGTCCAAGTGATGTGGAGGTAAGGCTCGCGGCAGATCATGAAAGGATGGCCTTTGATCAGGCCCTGGCGGCCGGCATCGGAGGCCTGGAGGGTAAATTTTGATCGACAAAATCCAGAAATATCTCAATGAGCAGGAGCTTAGAATCAGCCGGATTGCAAAGCTGGATCGATTACCAAAATCACCTGCAAGGGCATGGGGCCAGGGAGTGAGGGCAGGACAGGAAGAAATGATAGAGAAAATTAGATCAATTATAGAGGAGGAACAGCATGGCGATCTTTGCAAAAATCTGGACTGACATTTTCAATGATGACTGGTTTCAATCGCTTAATTGTACCCAACGAGGAATCTGGTTACAGCTAATTGTCTATGCAAAATTGTCTGGTGACACGGGTGACATTTTTGTCAAGAGCATGACATTTTTGTCTCAGGTTGTCGGCTCAGACCGTCGATCGCTTACAAAAATGCTATCGATTGCCAGAAACAAGAATGCAATTTTGCTCAAACAGAAGGGCGACAATTTTGTCATTACAATCAAGAATTATCAGAAATGGCAAGGACTTAAAGGCGGGGGAAAATCCTCAAGGACGAGCAAATTTCCCAACCCCGATGTACAAAATTCACACCAGAGTAGAGTAGAAAGAGTAGATAGGAACGGAGTTGGGGAAAAATGCTTCACTGACAGACCACCAAAACCGGAGCATGGCAATTGGGTCTGGTATGAAAATATTGGTCAGTGGATACCATGCGGGGATTAAAAATTCATGGCCAGGCAGTACAAACAGCTATTCAGTCTTGATACCGAGAAGGCGATTTTGTCTTCTTTGATTTATTTCAAAGATGCCGTGTACGGTGTCTGCGATCTTCTGGAAGGCAGCGAATTTTATGACCGGAAACACCGCCTGATATACGAAGCAGCTATTGACCTGATGATGGATGACACCCGAATAGACCTGACCGCGCTCATCGATCAATTAAGCAAAAGGGGAGATCTTGAAAAAGCCGGAGGGAGAGCCTATTTATCCGCCCTCACAGATCATGTGGCCTCGGCTGCCAATATCAGGCATCACGCTGAGACGGTGGCAAATTTCCATCAACTTCGGGAACTCTATATGGCTGGCAAGAAACTGCAGGATGCCTGTATTTCCGGCGATCCTGCGGTTGATGTGGCCAATAGATTTGCGACTGATGTACTGGGCCTGGTAGGCAATAATGGTTCCCGGGATCCAAAGATGTTCTCGGAGTTATTGGAGCCGACCGAGAACGCGATCCAAAGCTACAAGAACAAAGACGAAAACGTTGTCGGTGTTAAGACTGGCTATATTGACCTGGATAGAAAGCTCGGATATTTACAGCCCGGACAGCTCATTATCCTGGCAGCCGGAACTTCCCAGGGCAAATCTACGCTGGCCCTGAATATTGCCGATAACGTGGCCCAACAAGGACATCAGGTTTTATTTGAATCGCTCGAGATGACGCAGACCGAACTTGCAATCCGGATCTTGTGTTCGAAAGCCCTGATAAATTCTGAGGATATTTACGGGGGTTCCCTGTCCAAGGCTGACGAGGATAGTATTATTAAAGCCGGCGCTGAATTTGCCAATATGCCTTTGGCTATACATGATCCCGATAAATTGACAATCTCGAACCTATATGCACTGGCCTTGAGATATAAAAATCAACATGGATTGAGACTGCTAATAGTTGATTACCTGCAATTTATTACTCACGCCTGGGCCGAGAATCAGAACTTGCGAGTTGCCGGGACCACAAGGGCGCTGAAGCAGTTAGCGAAAGCAGTTAATGTTCCGGTCATAGTCTTGAGTCAGCTGAGTAGGATCGGCTCGGCAGAACCGCAATTAAATAATCTGAGAGACTCGGGTGCGATAGAGCAAGACGCTGACAGGGTCATATTTATTTACCGGCCTGAATTTCATAATATTCCATATTATCATTTTGGTGATGATGCAGTAGCTACACACAATTTGGCTGTTATCAATATCGCCAAGGCGCGGGGAGGATCCACGGGGAGGATCAAGATGACATTTCAGAAGGAATATACACGTTTCCTGGACTATAAGCCGGAAGAAAAATATCAGGAATATTCGCGAGGAGATGTTGAAGTTGAAAACATGTTTTAAGACGATCTGAAGGGCTTGGGAAGACAATGTATGTCCCCTAACACCGCCCTAAAGATCGATCGGCCAATGGCGGCCGCTTTCTGGCTCGAGAAAAGGTATTTGCGGTTGTCTTGTTGCCCCCCCCTCGCGAGGGCGTGGATTGAAACGAACCCTGAATCAGCCAGAGAGGGAGAGATCTGGCCAGATCATAATGCAAAGTCTGAAGGAGGTGATGCCATGGTCTGAAAAAGGCATATTTTCTGAATCCATATTTGTTTTATTAGCACGTCGGATGTGAGTGCAAAAACAACCAAAAAACGTCCAAGGGCGGTCGGTATAAACGCCGGCTGCCCGATGAAAGGATGAGATGGTGAAGGTAATTGAGATCGAATATTCGGAACTGAAAAATTTAGGAGACTACCAACATCGAAGAATTGGAGCTCGGGCGGCCGTCGGCGAAGATGAGGAGCCGGAGGACGCCATGAAGCATTTAAGAAACTTTGTCTGGAAAGAATTTGAGAAAGCCCGGTGCACGTTCAGTTACGATGAAGATGCGGGTCAGCCGATTTGACGGAACTCTTGACTTTCAAAATAGAAGGCTGGCCCCGACCGCAGCAGAGGCCCCGCAAATTCAAGTCAACATGGGCTTCGAATTATCACCCCGGGGCCGCGGCCTGGAAAGAATATTGCCGGCGGTACGCACAAAATACCTGGAAAAAGGCACCGCTACCGGCAGGAATATTTCTACGCGTGGCCTTCATGTTTTATTTCCCGAGGCCAAGAAAACCGAAGTGGCGGTTTCCATGCACACCGACCGACGGCGATCTGGATAACCTGATCAAGGCCACTGCTGATGCATTGAATGGGCTTCTGTGGAAAGACGACCGTTTTATCGTTGCCGATGGAGGATCGTTCAAGACCTATTGTCTTCCTGGGCAGGAACCGGGGGCGTTGATAAGGGTAGAGGAAATCTGAAATGCCAAGTAGAATGAAGCTGGGTAAGGCAAAGTTAAAAAACCGTTTATTGGATAATCCAAACAATAAGAGGTATGTTCATGGCAGGCAAGCCGAGCAAGGAAATTCAACTCAGAAATGACAAAATTGTGGCCGAATTTGAGGGAAAGATCAGAAAAAATCCGGACCAGCCGGTGAGAAAGATTGCCCGAGACCTCGCCAAGAAATACGACTTGAGTGAGAGGCGAATACTGGGTATTATTTATGACTGCTGATAGGCCCATCCGAAAAGAGAAGCGCTCGGCAGATTTCACCTGGTTCTTTATAAATATTTCTCTTATCTTATGGTTCCATGGATGCCTTGGTTTCTCTCTCTTTGCGCCGTTGCTGAGATCCATAAACAAATACTCCAACGAGCGAGAAGAGCGTCACTCCTCCCATAAGAAACCCCTCGGTAGTCTTATCATTGTAAAGTAGATAGGCTGAACCACAAATGAAGCATAGAGCGATAACAAATCCGAAGATCAGTCCCAAACGGGAATTGAAAATATCAGATTTAACTACTCTGCGCTCAAGGTCTTGGCGATGGGCAGCTTGGGTCTCAGCCATTTCTATTATTCGATCTGCAGAGCCGGGAACTATGTTATCATATTGTTCCAGGATCTTTGGATGTGGTATTGGGCCGCTGAAACTTTCCGCTCTAAATCCGGCAGTACCTATAAGGGGGGGAGAAATATTTGGGGAGTCTGGCCCATAGCTCTGAATTTGGCCATTATTTTGTTTTTGCGCTCTCTTTGTCTTCTTGCTCTTCCTTTTCCTTTTGCCCATATTCATCCATTGCCTGCTTTATATCCCACCCTGTCACTCGCCAATCATTCGAAATGGCTTCGAAATCTGCATCTTCGGGAGTCCTGCTTACATTATAAACCTGCAAGAATCCATTAAAATCGAAAATTCTTGCCATTCCCTCTGTGAAAGACGGCAAAGCAAATAATCGAAATGTCAGACTGTTCCTTATATCGTTCATCGTCCCCAATCCCGTCTGTAGGTTTATATCGGCTCTTGGCTCATGAATGTCAAGAACTTTTCCGTTAGTTCATTTAGATTCCTTCCGATTATTTAAACACATTTTTCCTTAAATTGTTTCGGTTGACAGCAAGTTGTTATCATCCATGCAATTACGGATACTTGGCGTTGCATTCTTGTTTCAATATTTGATTCTTCTGCGATGTCATTAATGACAACAAATGATGTCATCAATGGTAACGGGTCATTGTAACTCTCCAAACAATAGAGCTTCTTACCTGCGCATATCATAGGTTCCTCCTTGTGAAAAGGTTGCCGGTGTGTGGGAAAAACTTAAAACCCGCACACCGGATTAAGATTCAGAGGAAGATGATGGCGGCAAGAGGAAGTTCGAGCTATGCCTAACGGAAAATGGGAATCTCACGTCAAGGATCGTATCGACACCATCCGAGCCTGGAAGCGCAGCGGCTTAACCGACAAGGAAATCGCCGAGAACCTCGGCATTGGCTACACCACCTTCCGGCGCTACATGAAAGATCACAGGACACTTTGGTCAGCATTAAAAACCGGCAAGTCCGACGCCGATGCCTTAGTCGAGAATGCCCTTTTTAAACGGGCTATGGGATACAGGTATGAGGAAGTCGAAGAATCTGTCACCAAAAACAAAGAAGGCGAAATCACAGGCACCCGGACCAAGCGCATCAAGAAGCAGATCGCGCCGGATGTAACAGCCATCATTTTCTATCTCAAGAACCGTAAGTCCCAGGATTGGCATGATCGCCATGCCCTTGAGCATTCTGGACCGGACGGAACCCCTTTAAATCCCCCCGTGATACACGCTTATATGCCTCCCAACGGACGCGAGCTGCTGCCTGAGGAGAGCGATGTACGATGAAAAAATGCCTGATTTTGACTGCCATATTCATGATCCTCGGAGCCGCCATGGCTGACCAACGGGAGGTCATCCGATATTCCCCACAGCCGGGACCGCAGGAAGAGTTTTTGAAAACACCTGCGGACATAGCCATTTATGGTGGGGCTGCCGGCGGTGGCAAGACCTGGGCTCTTTTGTATGAAGCGCTCCGCTGGGTCGAAGTTTCGAACTATGGTGCGGTTATATTCAGGCGGGAATATACTCAGATCAGGGCAGAGGGGGGCCTGTGGGATGAATCTTTGAGCATGTATCCGCACTGGCGCGGGGTGGCCAGAGAAGGTTATCTGGACTGGCGCTTCCCGGCCAGGTCGAAGATCCGCTTTGCCCACATGCAGCATGAAAACGATAAACATAACTGGGACGGTTCACAGATAACGCTGATTGGATTTGACCAGGCTGAGTCCTTCAGCTGGAGCCAGATCGCTTATATGTTCAGCCGAAACCGCTCGACCTGCCGTGTCAGCCCCTATATGCGCATGACCTGCAATCCGGACCCGGACTGCTGGCTGCGGGAGTTTCTGCGCTGGTGGATCGATGATGATACGGGCTTCGCCATTGAAAAGCGGTCGGGTAAAATCCGCTACATGGTCAACGTGAGCAATGAGATCCACTGGGGTGACAGTCCCGAGGAGCTTAAAAAGAAATTCGGGTCAGATTGTGATCCCAAATCCTGCACCTTTATACCCTCTTCAGTCTACGACAACAAAATACTGCTCAAACGGAATCCCGGATATATAGCCAACCTGCAGGCCCTTCAGAAGGTTGATCGCGAACGTCTGCTCCGTGGCAACTGGAACATACGGGAGACAGCCGGCAATTTTTTCCAGCGGCCCTGGTTTGAAATTGTGAATGCGGCCCCCGCCCTGGAGGAGGAAATACGCTACTGGGACAGAGCTGCGACCGAGACCAAGCCAGGCCAGGAGAAAAAGGCTTCCTGGACCGCGGGCGTGAGGATTGGCAGGGACAGCAGGGGAATTTTCTACGTGACCGATATTTGCCGCTTCCAGGGGAGCCCCATGAAAGTCGAGGAGACTATCAAAAACGTAGCTTCCCAGGATGGCCATAAGGTCAAGGTCGGGATCGAGCAGGATCCTGGGCAGGCCGGTAAGGCAGAGGCTCTCGGCTACGCCAGGCTTCTGGCCGGCTACAGCGTGGTTTTAAATCCGGTACGCGAGGCCAAGGGCATCCGGGCCCGGCCATTGTCGGCCCAGGCCGAAGCCGGCAATATTAAGCTCGTGAGAGCGGGCTGGAATGATGCCTATCTAAATGAACTCGAGAACTTTGACGGCTCAGAGGGCTGTGTGTCAGACCAGACCGATGCATCGTCGGGAGCATTTCACCTATTGACAAACATTAAGCAGGCTGGCGTCTGGGGCCGGTAGAGATGGGAGGGCGTGCAGATGGAACATGTGGGATTTTTGCAACTTTTGATTAGCTTCTTATCGGGATTGGTAGGCGTCGGTGTAGGCTGGGGAGCCCTGCGAAATCAAGTCAAGAACAATACCCGGGATATTGTCGAGATCTATAGCCGACTGGCATCGATACATGGTCAGAATAGCGGGCGTTCGATATTTGTGCCCAGGGAGGAGTGCATGGAAAGGCATGAGGACATGACCGAGGAGGTCAAACAGATAAAGAAGCAGGCAGAGAAGCACGCCAAAGCTACCACCGGACTGCAGAATTTTGCCCGCTGGATGCTGATCAAGAAGGAAGGCCTGAGCCTCATAGAGGCCGAAAAGATTTTAAATCAGGGAGATTGACATGCCGGCAAGAAAGAAGAAAGCCGCACCCGAGAAAAAACTGACTGCTAACCAGGCTGATGATTACCTGCGGGCATTATCGGCCATCGCCGTCAGGGCCTCGATCGCCAATCGTCTCGGAAAATCTTTTTCTGACGACCGCGATATCTATGCGGCCCTGGGATACACCAAATCCCCGAGTTTCAATGACTACATGGCGCGATATCACAGGCAGGACATTGCCAAGGCGGTCATAAATAAGCCGGTCGAACACTGTTGGAGGATGCCGCCCACAATTACGGAATCTGATGAAGAGGAAACCGAGTTCGAGAAGAAATGGGTGGAGCTGGTAGAATCGCGGCATATCTATCACAAACTGATCCGCGTGGATAAACTGGCCTCTATTGGAACCTACGCTGTCCTCTTGATTGGAGCAGATGACGGCCTCGAATTTGATCAGGAGCTCAGCTCAGCCAAGCGGCTCTTATATTTGACCCCATACACGTCTCAGAATGCATCGATTTCAGCCTATGAGACAGATACGAACAGCGAACGATTCGGACTGCCCAAAGAATACAGCATCAACGTCAGGATCGGAACCGGCAGCTCCAGCCGCAGCGTCAAGGTTCATCACTCGCGGGTGATACATGTGGCCGAGGATCTTCTGGAGGATAATGTCGAAGGGACTCCCAGGTTGAGATGCGTACTGAATCGCTTGCAGGATTTGGAGCTTATAGTAGGGGGATCGGCTGAGATGTTCTGGCGCGGGGCATTTCCAGGATATGGATTCAAGGTCGACGAAGGTCACACCATCGGTCCGCAGGACCTCGAGGACCTGCAGGATGAGATTGAGGAATATATGCATGGACTTAAAAGATATATCCGTCTGCGTGGCATGAGCGTGGAGGACCTGGCCATGCAGGTTGCCGACCCAACCGGCCATGCAAATATCATAATTGATCTGATCTCCTGCGCCACCGGTATTCCCAAACGCATACTGCTGGGTTCGGAGCGGGGCGAACTGGCATCTTCCCAGGATGAGAAGAACTGGATGGACACTGTTGATTCTCGCAGAAAGCAGCATTGCGAGCCAACGATTCTAAGGCCCTTGATAGATCGACTCATAAAAGCTCAGATTCTTCCGGAACCTTCGGAAGGTTATTCGGTGGAGTGGCCTGACCTTATGACACCGAGCGACAAGGAGGTTGCTGAGGTCGGTGCCTCGAGATCAAAGGCAGTCAAGGATTATATGGAAAGCGGCGCGGACTCAATCCTGCCGCCTGAAATCTTCTATGAGAAAGTGATGGGATTCAGCAAAGAGGAAATCGACCAGATCCAGATGATTCTGGAGAGCATAGACAGGGAACTGCAGGAGTCAGAACCCGAGCTGGAGCCTGAAATCGAAGTGACGGGAGTGGAGGACATATGAGCGTCGATATACATACCTGCCACAGGCCACCTTCTGGCCGGCTGCGCTTGAATGCCAGCTCCCGGGTGGACCCCTCCCGGACAACCATGATCAGGCTGCGCTTCATCCGGGAGATCAATAAGCGCCTCAATGAGCTCAAGCGGGATATCCGCATATCGATTGTCGATAGAGACTGTTTTGATATCCAGCCGAATGCGCTCAGGAGGCTGTCTCCAGCCAGGTATAAGGAATTTGCGTTTGAACGTTCCGCCGATAAGGTGCAGGCCTTTATGGCCTGGTTGGAGGAGCAGGAACGCCAGGGCATTCTTCATGTCAGCAGGCGACCTGGTGTACATATCGGCATCGAGGAAGCCTGGACGGACGTTTATATTGATTCCGCGTATCAGAGAGGGCTGCGCAACGGCCGCTCGCGTCTCAGGGCTGCGGGATACCAGCTGTCCCTGTTTGATGAGGTTCCAGGCGGCATACAGGCCGTGATGGGAAGGCGTTTTCACGCTGACAGGATCGGTGTCATATATTCCCGCACTTACGAGGATCTGAAGTCTGTCACTCAATTCATGAATGCCGAAATCCGGCGGCGGATCTCCGACGGTCTGACTACTGGTCTGGCCAGAGGTTTAGCGGAGGGCAAAAGTCCTTTAACGATCGCCAGGGAGCTATATAAGAACACCGCCGATCGGGTTGACAAAATCGGCAAGGTCCGGGCCCGCACCATCGCCAGGACCGAAGTTTTGAACGCGCACCATGAGGCTCAGATGGCCGAATATATCCAGGCCGAGCAGGAGCTCGGGGAGCCAGTGATGCTTGATGTCGTTTTAGGCCCGAATCCCTGCCCGATCTGCGTCGATCTGGAGGCGGGCGGCCCATATACCACTACCCAGGCCATGGGACAGCTGCCGGCGCATCCCAACTGTGTTTGTGCCCATGCGCCGGTAGATGCAGGCAAGACCAGGAAATAACGGAGGTAGCATATGAGTTTACAGAAAAATATAATCACGCTTCAGCCGGGACTGCCGATCAGGCACGAGCTCTTCGAGGGCAGGGAACATCTGGTGGCGCCGGTCGTGCTTTTGGTTGAAGGCGTGCACAATGAGCTTTTCTATCCCGCCGAGGAACTGGCAAAATACCCCGACTCATGGAACGGCGTGCCCCTGCCTGTATTCCATCCGGAGGAAAGCGGGAAGAATGTATCCGCCAACACCCCCAGGTTGATTGAGGAGCGCTCTGTTGGCCGGCTTTTCAATGTGCGCTATGATTCGGCTAAAAACGGCCTGGTAGGCGAGGTCTGGATAGAGATTGGCAAATCCAAAAAGATCGCTTCACAGGTGCTGGAGGCGATTGAATCGGGCGGAAATCTGGAGGTTTCCTCGGCTCTATTCACAGACGACGACGGCATCCCGGGGAGCTGGAACGGCGAGGAATATATTGCCACGGTTGTAAATTACCGCCCTGATCACCTGGCCCTTTTGCCCGGAGCCGAAGGGGCCTGCTCCTGGGCCGACGGTTGCGGGATCCGGGCCAATGTCCGCAGCTCGGCCAGAACACCTTCGTTTGGTGGTACCGAGACAACTTCCTGGGCCAATGTGACCACCTCATTCTCTGCTTACCGTGACGCCTATTACCGCAGCCATGGGGGCCCACCGGACGAGGTTCCCTCCCGGGTTCAGGATGCGCCCGCTCCCCTGAAGAACTGGATCGCTTCCAAGACCCTGCTGGGTGAAGGCTCAGCCGACAACGAACGCGACCTGATTTTTTTCCCGGTGGTTAATCCCGGGACCGGCAAGCTCAACGAGGGAGCTCTGCGCGCTGTGATCGGCGGGCGAGGATCCCAGGCACAGATACCGGCGGCGGCCAAGCGTTCCGCTCAGAACAAGGCCCGCCGTCTTTTAAATAGATATTTCGATGCAGAACTTGAAGTGGAGGCATCTATGAACAAGAAAGATGCTCTCGAACCCGTGAAAGCATTCTTCCGCAAGTTAGCGGCCAACATCGGCCTTACGGTTCAGGAAGCCAGCCATGAGGACCTGCGTTCGCAGCTGCAGACAGCTGTCGATGCGCTCGACAATGAGGGCTGGATCCATTTCGTCAGGGAAGTCTATGATGATTTTGTGATCTACGAGGCCCGCGGCAACAATCCCAATGAGATTGGCGAAGCGCATGTTGCCAAGCTCTATAGCCGGGGCTACTTGGTTGACGACCAGGGCAAGGTCAGCCTGGCGGAAGATGCACAGGAAGTGAGAGAGGAAAGAAAGTATGTCCCGGTGTCAAACGCACCGGCGGCTAATACACAAACTCCCAATCAGGAGGAAATGGAGATGAAGAAAAAGGATGAACTGATCAAGGCGCTTATAGCCTGCGAATGCAACGGCCTGACTGAGAAGGACGAGCAGTGGCTTAAGAGCCTGTCGGAGGACCAGCTTGCCAAGGTGGCCATTAACGAAGAGGAGCAGCCAACCGAGAAGCCGGAGGAAAAGGAAGGCCAGAAAGAAGGCGAGACACCGCCGGCGGAGCCTGAAACTAAACCGGCAGAGGAGACACCCCCGGCAGAGCCGAAGCCCGAGGAAAAGCCGACCGGTAACGCCAGGCAGGTGACATTGGAGGAATTCATTACCAATGCCCCGGCTGAAATTCGCGGCACGCTGCGTCGGGCAGTCGCTAATGACCAGGCCCGCAAGAACGATCTGGTCACGGCTCTCCTGGCCAATGAGCGCAATAAATTCTCGGAAAAGCAGCTCCGCGCCATGGAGATCGAGGACCTCGAGAACCTCACCGAGCTGGGGAGGATCGAGGTCAATTATTCACTGCAGGGCGGCGGGCCTGGAGTCAATGAAGATACCGACTCGATTCCGGACATGCCGCCGGTCTTTGATCTTTCGGAAAAATCTGCCTGAGGGCAGCCTGTTTGAGAAGAGTCTGTTGAAATCCTGGAATCTATAATTGGAGGATAAGTAATGAGTTACAATACAATCACTATCAAAGGCGATCCAGTACGCATTGAACGGGCTGCAGCCGCGGCAATCACGCCAGGCTTTCTTATCGAGCTGACTTCAGCTGATAAGTTCCAGGCCCATTCAACCGCGGGGGGATCGGCTGCAACCATCTTCGCGCTTGAAGATGAGAACCAGGGCAAGGAGATATCCGACGCCTATTCGACCAGCAATGAGGTGCTGGCGGCCATATTCCGACCCGGCGAAGAGGCCTATGCTCTTCTGGCAGACGGAGAGAACGCTGCGATCGGCTCGAAGCTCGAATCCAACGGAAACGGTTATCTCCGGGTTGTGGACACCGACGCTTCGGCGGGTGATATCGGCGTGCAGTCGGTAGTCGGCATTGCCCTCGAGGCGCTTGACATGTCCGGCTCGTCCGGAGCTGATCCTTCCAGTCAGCGTATCCGCATTCTGGTGATATAGGATCGGCGACCATCAGTTATTGAAAGAAAACATCAAATGTCAAACTGATTGACAGGAGGAAATAATGGGAAAATCAATCATATCTCCGGCGCGGCTTGACGGGATATTACCGGGCGGAAAGGTCTATGGAAACGTAGCCCAGCGGCTTCTGGCCACCGGCATGAAAGCCAATGCCCTCCGGACCAACGACACCCTGCGCAAGGACGAATGGAAAGAGCTGGACGAAACGGTAATAAAGATTTCGCGCCAGCGCTTGGTCGGCGTGCAGGACCTGATCGGCCGGGGCCTGGTCTATAACCTGGGCAACGGTCTGGGTACAACCGTTCTCGAGTATGAGAAGGAATCCGACATCTCCGAGGCCCAGATGAACATGGATGCGGCCACCAGGGGAGCGGGCGACCGCATAACCTATGACATCGGCTATCTGCCTTTGCCGATTGTGCACAAGGACTTCCAGATCTCGATCCGGGCCCTGGAAGCCTCGCGCAAGCTGGGCATGCCGCTGGATACGGCGACCGCGGCCATGGCAGCCACCAAGGTCTCCGAAAAGATCGAGGAGATCCTCTTCACTGGCGCCAGCTCTTATACCTTCGGGGGCGGCACTATATATGGATACACGGATTTCAGCAGTAATAGCGTGACTCTCGAGGATGAGTGGGATGCCAGCGGAACTTCCGGTTCAGATATCCTTGACGACGTCCGGGCCATGAAACAGGCTTCTATCGATGCCAAGCACTATGGGCCCTGGATGCTCTATGTGCCCACGAACTACGAGACGGCGCTCGACAACGATTATTCCACCAGCTATCCCAACGTCACCATCCGCGACCGTATCAAGCAGGTCAATGGCATCCTCGATGTAAGGGTTGCCGATTACCTGACTGACGATAAGGTCGTTATGGTCGAGATGACTCCGGAGACTGTCCGTATGGTCATCGGGCTTCAGCCCACAACCGTCGAGTGGGAAACCGAAGGCGGCATGATCACTCACTTCAAGGTGATGGCCATCATGGTTCCGCAGATCCGGTCAGACAAGGATGGCAACAGCGGCATCGTTCTCTTATCAGCTTAATTTAACCACAGGGTAACCACACCCTTTAAACCCAAAAATAGAATCGAGGCAATGAATGGCATTATTTAGAATGAAGCCAAAGACAGGAACGCACAGGATGCGCCTGAAGGGTGCATGGACAGTTGTGCGGCCAGGGGATCAAATCGAATGTGAGCCTTATGAGATAGGCCGGGGGCTGATGTTCAAATTCGAAAGACTCGATCCCGAACCGCCTCCTCCTGAGCCTGACTATAAGCTCAAAGCCTGGCGCCGGGAGGATGATCTTTATGATGTGGTCAATCAGGGCAGTGGTCAAAAAATAAATGACCAGCCTCTCAGCAAGGCGGAAGCGGAAGATTTGACAGGCGAGAAGATTGAGGACCCGTTTGCGGAAACTCCCCCGCCCGAAAACGAGCCGGAGCCCGTGACCGAAACTGAGGTGGAACCGGAACCAGAGGCTGAGCCGGAAAAAGAACCGGCGACGAATGATAAATCCAAATCATCCAAGAAGAAGGGCGGAAAAAAGCGTGGCTAAGGCGGCGAATTCCCGGCGCTGGTCCCAGTACCTGGACGAGGAAAATCAGCGTCTCCTGGACAGATTGAAAAGAAAGCGCAAGATCAAAAACGGGATGGCACGCGATTCCAGAAGGCGAAACAGGAGGCAGCAATGAAGGGCCCTTCGGGTTACTGGACAGTCCCCAGGCTCTGGCCGGAGGGGGAATGCTTTATCATAGGAGGCGGTCCCAGCCTGCGCGGTTTCGATATCAAACGGTTGCGTGGCAAACGGATCATTGCCGTTAATAACGCCTACCGGATGGCCGACTGGATCGACTGCCTTTTTTTTGGAGACTGCCGATGGTACAACATGCACGCCAAGCAGCTCCTGAGCTTTGCCGGCCTGAAGGTCACCACCTGCGAACAGCATCTGGATAAGCCCGGCATCAAGGTGGTCAAAAGGCAGAATAAGATTCGGGGACTATCAACCTCCCCCTCAATTCTGGCCTGGAATCTCAGCTCGGGAGCCTGCGCTATCGGCCTGGCCTATCATTTCGGAGTGAAGCGGATAATCCTTCTGGGCTTCGATATGAGAGTGGTGGAGGGCAGATATAATTATCATGATGATTATGATCCTCCTGCAAACCCGAAAGGGAAGAATCCATATCCGAGGTTTTTGAGACCATTTCCGGATATCGCCCATTCTCTTAAACAGAAAAACATTGAGTGCTTCAATGCCTGTCTTGACAGCGCGCTCGATGTCTTTCCCAAGGTGGCTTTGGAGGATCTCATATGATCAAGGTGGTGTGCGTGTATAGAACCGGTGGTGATTACAGCATCGAATATGTCCGCAGGCTGGCGCTGGGCGTTATGAAGCATTTGACTCTCCCGCATAAATTCGTCTGCCTGACTGATGAAGATCCATATAAACTTCGTCGTCTTGTTCTGGATGAGATCGTTCCCCTCCATTATGATTGGCCGGGATGGTGGTCAAAAATAGAGATGTTTGCACTGATGGGACCGGCCCTATACCTCGACCTTGATACCGTGATAGTCGGAGACATTAATCCTCTGGGCTCCTGGATAAGTGAGTCACATAATGCCCTGATGATGCTGCGGGGCTTTTATCGCAAGGATATATGCTCCGGAATCATGGGTTGGAATGGCTCATTGCTCTGGATTTATGAAACCTTCAGGGAATTCGCTTCAGACGGCCACTTCAAGCATACCCCGAGGGCGCTTTTTCTGAACAATAAGAGACGCAGTTTCAGGGGCGACCAGGAATGGCTGCGCGACCTGTTGAAAAACAGAGGGGATCCCGAGATCATAATGGCGCAGGATATTTTTTCCGGCATTTGCAGCTACAAAGTCCATGTTCTAAAAGCCGGCAGGCTGCCGCATGATTGCAGGATTGTCTGTTTTCACGGAAGACCTCGCCCTCATGAAATAAAGCCTGTTCCTGCCTGGATGAAAGGAGCCAGAACTTGAATCCTTATTCGTACAACAAAGCCCTTCTGCATATGGACAGATTATTGGAACTGCGGGATGGCAAATTGCCAGCCCCGATTCACACGCACCTGATTATATCGGATCTCTGCAATCAGAATTGTTCTTTTTGCGCTTATAGAATAGATGGATATACCGAGTTCTTTGCTATTCGCAACGGCAGCGGCAAACTCGTTCGAAATCCCAATCGAATGATTAATTATGATACGGTGATCAGGATCCTGGAAGAATTGAAAAGCGCAGGAGTCAAAGCAGTACAATTTACCGGAGGCGGAGAGCCGACACTTCACCCGGATTGCGCTGAATTCATTAACAGAGCTCATCAGCTTAAATTGGATACCGCTTTGGTCACTAATGGGTGGAAATTGAATAAGGAGATAAGGTCTGCAATCCTGGGTTCCACCTGGATCCGAATCTCGCTCGATTGCGCTTCTCCGGAATCATATCATCAAATGAGAAGAGCTCCCGAAAGGGCATTTCATGAGGTCCTGGAAAATATCCGCGCCCTGGTCGATGCGCGGGATAAAAGCGGTTCAGATCTGACAATCGGCATAGGCTATGTCGTCAATAAAGACAACTGGCAGGAAATCATCCCGGGAGTGAAGCTGGCCAGATCTTTGGGCGTCGATAATATACGCCTGTCCGCTGTATTCCAGCCCGAGAATGCGGCTTATTTTGTGGGCTTTCATTACCAGGCTGCAGCCCTGTGCAAAGAAGCCGAGTGGCTTTCTACTGGCGAATTCAAGGTAATCAATAATTTCTCGGATCGCATGGGCGAATTAGTGCAGGGACATCCTGAATACAGTCGCTGTCCGCATCAGCATTTTGTGCCGTACATAGGTGCCGACCTCAATCTATACTGCTGCTGTGTACTGGCTTATACCCGGCGGGGCTTGATCGGCTCCTTAAAGGATCAGAGCTTCAGTGAATTGTGGTGGGGCGAAAAAAGAAAGGACTACCTGGAGGCCTTTGATGCCAGGGAATGTCCTCGCTGTCAGTTCAACGACAAAAACAGGAACATGAATAAACTGATTGAGTCATCAAAAATTATGCATGGGAATTTTTTATAATGACGCTGGATCTGCAGGAACATATAAACCGGAGCTATCCGCCCACTCATACCTACAGCCTCGAGCCGGAGCCCAGGGCCACGGAGGTGTTGGCGGAACGCACAGGTATAATGGGCAGACATTTCCCCGCCTTTTTCAAGGGTAAGAGGTTCCTGGATATCGGTTGCTCAAAAGGATACTTTTGTTTCGCCCACAGAAAGGACTTCGAACAGATAACCGGGATAGATTCAGACTGGCTGGCGATCGATTTATGCAGCAAGGTGGCCCGGTGCTACCCCGGCAATTATGACTTCAAAAATGTGAGTTTCCGAGATTTTCATGACTCTATCAGCTTCGACAGAATATTTATAGGCAACGGACCGCATCATCTATACAGGGAAATCGGGAGCAATGCCTGGATTAATAAATTGGCCGCCCTCTCAAGCGACCTGGTGCTGACCGAGGGCCCCATAAACATCCAGTGCCCCGACCTCCAGGCTCAGCCGGACAAATATCTCCGGAATTATGATTCATTCATACTCCGCATGAAATCTCATTTTGACCTTTTGGGCATACATTCCACCACCAGATATACTCCGGAGAGATATCTTATTCTCTGGAAGCGGAGGGAAGCTGGCCGCCTGGGTCTCCGAGAAAACGGATTGATATTTAAAAGATTTAAGCACGATGACTATGTCGATAACAACCAGGTCGACATCTCTATAGCTGCCAGCTCGCCCGTGAGCAACGGCCTGGTCGCCTTTGGAGAGGACGGCTGGTATGAAAAAAGATGTTCAGCAAAACCATTCAAATATAAAGAAAATCAGGAGCGGCTGTTCAAAAGGCACTGCCTCCATCAAATATATTTGTCCCTGCTGGGATATATAGATATCGATCCCGGGACCATCAATTTCTTTCAAGGCTCAGAATTACTCTTCGATAAATCCGGAGTTATGCCAATAGCTGAAATCGGGAGCAGACATATTGGAGCTTATCTGAAGCTGCTGCATTATTCCTATGACATTTTGAGCCCGAAATTTGAGGAGATAATCAATTCGGCTCTCACATCCAAGGACCCGAACAGAATAAAGGAAGCGTATGAATGGCTAAGATCCCGATTCTAAAAGAAAGCACGGAGATGATGAGGCACCATTGGGACGGCCGTCCTTATCCCAGTCTTGTCTATGTGGAGACGACCAACTTTTGCAATGCCCGTTGCAAGTTCTGTCTGTATGAGCGCATGGAGCGCCCGATAAAATTCTTGCGGCCGGCAGACTTTGTTGAAATTGCCCATAAGGTCAAGGAGCGCGGCCTGAAGATCGGGGCCATGTTCTGCTTCGGTGAGCCCCTGGCCGATCGGGATCTGTTTAACAAGATCGAGTATGGGCGTCAGATTGGAGTCATGACGAATTATCTCGGACTTAACACGAATGCGAGCCTGCTGCGGCCGGAGGTCTTCGATAAAATATTTCAGGCATGCTCGAATATTACACTCTCCTTCCCCAATGTGGGCAGCGAGTTTGAACGGTTGACCGGATTGAAGTGGGAGCGCTGCTATAAAAATGCCATCGAATTCATACGATATCGTGATAAAAATAAGCCTGGATTTAAGGTTGAGATCGGTTGCAATGAGGTGACCGGCGCTGATGAAGCCTCGGTCAGGAAAGCTTTTGCCGGCTATCGCGTGGAATGGGCCAAGGATGCCGAGATCAAATGGGGCGGCAAAATCATCACCGGAGTAATTGACCGCTCGATTATGTATCACTCCTGGACTTGCGACGGCTACAAGGGCGCCATGCAGATAAAACCGAACGGGGATTGCTGCTTCTGCGCCTACGACGTGATCCGGGGCGAGACCAATTTCGCCAATATCCTCAAAGATGACTGGGAGACGATCGAGGCCAATTTCAAAAAGCTCTGGAGAAGGCCCTCGAGCCTTTGTCTGAGATGCGATTTCTGGTGGAATTATTATCAAGTGAAGGCCGCAGGATGGCGGCGGGGTGATCATATTGACAGCAGCTGGCAGGCGGCCTATAGGGATGGCATAAAGTCATTCTGGGAGAATAACCACCAGAAGCATGAGATCAGGTTTTTGACCGGCAGCAGCATTAGCAATGTGGCGAATTTCCTGGGCTTTGCAGATTTCCTGAGGCCGGGAATGCGGATTCTCAATATAGGCCTGGGTACCGGGCGGTGCTCGAAGGAGCTGAATGCTCGGGACATAATAGTCGACGGCCTGGATATATCCCGGAATGCCATTGAGAATTGTCTGGATTACATAGATAGAGGCTTCACGGACCCCCGCCAGCTACCGAGCAGGCAGTATGACCTGGCCATATGTAACCTGGTGGCTCAGCATGCCAGCGATATTGATCTAATCGTGCTCATGCAGAATGTGTTGCGAAGCCTGAAGGATAACGCTCCCCTGGCCATTCAATACGCCTCCCCGCCCAATGGCAATCGGGAATACGACGAAACACTGGAGAGACAGAGAATGGGCACTGTGCAAAGGACACCCGAGCATTTCGAGCGCCTGGTTGATCTGGCCGGCGGCCGGGTTATCTCGAAGAGCAAGACGCGAAGTTTCGAGAAGGGCAAAGCAACTGATGACAATCTGTGGAATGGCGCCCAGGTCGCCAGAGTTAGGGACATAAAACAGATCGGAACAAGATAATGCATAAGATTCCAAAAATATTGCACCTCTACTGGGGAAAGAATGTGCCCTTGACTTTCATGCGCTACCTGACGGTGCGGTCGTTTGTCCATTTTAACCCGGATTATGATGTGATCGTACATTATCCGGAAAAATCATCATCTGCAATCACCTGGACAACCAAAGAGCATAAGTTCTCGAGGTCACGTGAAATAAGGGACTATTTCCCGGACCTGGTACAGCTGCCCCGGATTTCAATCAGGCAATTCAATTTCACTGAGATCGGTGTCGATGATAAAATCGCGGAAGTATTCAAGTCAGATTTCCTGCGCTGGTATATTCTCGGCAAAGAAGGCGGGATATGGTCAGACTTCGATATCCTATATATTCGGCCGATGACGGCCCTGTATGTCCGTCCAGGTGCCGATGTGGGGGTCTGCTGCCATACCACCCCTCGGCGCGAGCGCTACCACAGCATCGGCTTTCTCTTCTCAGCAATTGAAGACGGCTGGAGCTTCTTTTCCGATGTCTTCAAACTGGCACTCTCTCATTTCGATCCCGCGGATTATCAGAGCGCCGGCCGCAGGGTGCTGGATAGATTCTATTGGCCGGGAAAGCGTGAAGTTGAGGACTGCGTGATATCAAATATTCCCTTTCATTCGGTCTATCCGGTCCCTCCGGGAAGGGCCGGTCTGCTCTATGGCCAAAATGACATTCTCATCCTGCCGCATACGATCGGAGTGCATTGGTTTGGTGGCTGTCCTGCTTTCGGTCACTGGCAGGACATGATAACAGAGAAAAATATAAAAGAGATAAGGTCCAATATCACCGATTTAATGATCGATGTGCTCAGGAGGATTTCATGAAATACAGCATCATAATGCCCTATCACAATCGAGCAATTCAACTCTACAATACGCTGCTATCGTTTGATTACCACTATGAAGACCGAAATGACTATGAGGTAATACTGATTGAAGATATTAAGAGCGAGGACGACCTGCAGGGTACCATTTCAGAATTCCCGGAAATGAATATTTTGGCTATCAAGGCAGGAGCTCAGGGGGAATATAATCCCTCACGGCTCTTTAATGCCGGAGCCGCCAGGGCCCGGGGTAAATATCTGGTGATCACCAACCCGGAATGCTTCCACAAGTCGGATATACTGGGCGGAATGGACAAATTGTTGAGTCGGGCAGATTATGTGGTATGCGCCTGTTTGAGCCTGGCCGATACAGCTGTTCGGCTGAAGACCTTCGACGATCTGAAACCGCAGGTGCACATGTGGTATCAGCACACCAAACATCGCGATGTGCGCTATCACTTCTGTACAGCGTTGAGCCGTGAGAACTACAGGAAGATCGGCGGCTTTGATGAGCGCTACGCGGAAGGAATCGGGTACGACGACAATTCCTTCCTGGATAGGGTAACCAAAGCCGGTCTCAAGATCCTGGTATCGGATGAGCTGTTGGTGTATCACCAGAAGCATGAGAAATTGACAGAAGTCATTCCGCGGAATGTGTATATGCAGAAATTGAGGCGAAACCGGGGCCTGTTTGAGAAAGATAAACGGAAAAATGCATGAACTGATTCTCATAACCGGGGCGGCACGCTCCGGAATCTCCCTGATCGGGGATGTCCTGCAGCTCTGCGGAGCGCATAATGCCGTCTCCGACCGCGATGAAATCAGGGAAACCATGGTCAAACCCATATTGAGGGGCCTGCGGGCGGATTGTAGCGGGCAGAATCCATTGCCTTCAATCAGCCAATGTCTGAAAGTATCTAAAATTGTCGCCCTGCCCTGGAGAAGAAATATAGAGCGAACCGTAGCGGGTAAAGAGGGCCAGATATATTATGCCAGCCCGCTCAGCTGCCTTATCTGGCCGATCTGGACTCAGGCATTTCCTCGCGCGCGCTGGATCATAGTACGACGTGAGGATCAGGATATCGTCTCGGCTTGCATAAGGACCGGATATATGAACGGGTATAAGAATAAATATGGCTGGCAGGAATGGGTCGACTGGCACAAAAGACGTTTCCCGGAGATCGTAAGTGCGAACGCGAGCACATGGACGATCTGGCCGCATAAGCTGATGACCGGTGATCTGTCGGAACTAAAAGATCTTATTCTGGCGCTGGGACTGAGATGGGATATTGCCGACGTGGAGGACTTTCTGGCGCCGGTACTGTGGAAGGGGGGCGTATTTGAGGTCAAGAAATAACAGCGGAGGCCATTATGGCATTTAGAATTCAAGAAAATGAGGTCCTGGAGATCATGGATACGGCTTTGACCCAGGCACAGATCACTCCATTTCTGCAGGCTGCCAACCTGGTGGTGACCGATAAACTGACCGGCGAATATAGAACAGACCTTCTGGCAGAGATCGAACGCTGGCTTGCCGCTCACCTTGCGGCCATGCTGGATCCTCAGACCTCAAGGGAGAAGCTCGGAGATGCGGATGCAACCTATGAGGGCAAGACCGGTATGGGACTGGATTTTACGCGCTATGGCCAGCAGGTTAAGGTGCTCGAGTATAAGGGCATCCTGGCAGAGCTTGGTCAAAGCAAGGGCCCGGCGGAGGCGAAGACCATAACATGAGCAGATCCAAATTGATAACCAGTCTGCTTAAGCAGACGGCCGTTTATTGGGCCAATCCGCAACCTGATGGATTCGGCGGAAGATCCTATGATGTAGCAGCCGAGATCGATTGCAGATGGGAGGAGCGCCAGGATATATTTGTCGATTCTCAGGGGAGGGAGGTCAGATCGCAGGCGGTTGTCTATGTGGGCCAGGATTTGGATATGGGCGGTTACCTCTTCCTGGGCGAGCTATCCGATTTGACGGCAGAAGAACGGGCCGATCCTCTGGTGTGTGATTCAGCTTTTGAGATTCGCTCGAAGGAGTCGGTCCCTAATTTGAAGACAGACATATATGTGAGGAAGGTATGGCTGTAAAAAGCCGGGTAACATTCACGGGCCTTAACAGGGTCCTGGCAAATCTAAACCGGGAGATATCGGGCATCAGGGGACGCACCCGGGCAGGGATGCAAAAGGCAGCCCTGATTGTTCAGCGGAGATCCATGGAGCTGACTCCGGTCAAGACCGGCAACCTCAGGGCCTCGGCATACCATACGATGATCGATCTGCCGAAAGGCCCGGGCGCCGAGATCGGATATACAGCTTCCTATGCGCCTTTTGTTCATGAGATAGACCGCTTCCACAATATTGGCCAATGGAAGTTCCTGGAAACCGCATTGAAGGATAAACAGGGCGAGGTGCTGGAAGCCATAAGAAGCAAGGTCAAGGTCTGATATGCTTTATCGTTGCGAGCATTGCGGCAGAAAGATAATCGAGACCGCCTCCAATAGTGTGACCATAATTAGAGTGCGCAAGGTCAGAATAATAAACGGTATAGCGCTGACCAAATGCGATAAATGCAAAAAGGAGATATCGGTACCGATCAAATTGGCATAAGAATTATAGTTGTTTGAAGTCCAAAGGTCGGAAGTTCTGGAGAACAGAAGGCCGGATGCCGGGCATACTCCCGGATCCGGCCTTTTTGTTTTGAGGTGAGCATATGAACGCACCAAGCCATGACATAAAAGACATTCTGGGTGCTGATTCCAGTCTGGGACTGGTATTCAGGACGAACCTGTTTGTTTCGGAGATGCCGGCCAGTCCGGATGAATGTGTGGCCATCTATGACACCGGAGGCTCGGATCCGGAAGAGAATTTCGTTTACAAGCGGCCCACCATTCAGGTCAGAATCCGCGGCGCCAAAGGAAAATACCGGGATGCATATGCGCTGGCCAAGGACATCCAGGACAGTCTGCATGTCGTGGCGAATTACACAATCAATTCGACTCGATACATAGCAATCTGGGCACAGGGAGACATCCTGTTCCTCGGATATGATGACAATCACAGACCACTTTTGACGGTCAATTTCAGGATGCATAGAACAAATGCATGAAGGAGGTTACTATGAGTAACGCTGTAGCAGGTGTGGGAACTCAGTTCAAACGTGGAGACGGAGCGAGCTCCGAGACCTTCACGGCCATAGCTGAGATCACGCGTATCGGCGGACCCGGGCAGACCAGAGAGTTGATCGATGTCACCTCGCTCGATTCTACGGGGGGGTGGCGCGAGTTCATCGCCGGATTCAGGGACGGTGGAGAGCTGACCTTGGAGATGAACTTCACCCTCGACGGGTATTCCGAGATGCTGACCGATTTCCTGTCAGATGATTCGGTCAACTATCAGATCGTGCTGCCCAACACGGAAGCATCGGTTCTGGATTTTGCCGGGTTCGTCATGGATCTGCCCTTGGACATCGACCCGGCGGATGCCATCAAGCTCAACGTGACTATCAAGCTGACGGGAGCTGTCAGCCTTACATCCTAACCAATAGGAGGAATTGTGTCTAAAATCTTAACCAAAGATGAAATTCTAAAAGCAGATGATTCGAAGTCCGAATTCGTGGAAGTGCCGGAATGGGGCGGCGCGGTTTATGTCTCTACCATGACAGCCAAGGAACGTGACATTTTCGAAGCCGACGTCTACCGCGGAGGCAAGGTCGAAATGGCGAACCTGAGGGCCAAGCTGGTTGCGCTGACAGTCGTTGACAAGGAGGGCAGAAAGCTCTTCCAGTATAAAGACGCCGAACTCCTGGGAAAGAAGTCGGCCAGGGCCTTGGACAGGCTCTTTGCAGTCGCGCAGAGGATTAACGGCCTAACCAAAGAGGACATCGAGGATCTGGCAAAAAACTCAAACAGCGGCCAGGGCGAAAATTCCAGTTCCGCTTAGCCCTGGCCCTGGGTTATGCGCATCCGGATCATCTGCTGGAAAAACTGAACAGCCGGCAGCTCTCGGAATGGATGGCCTATTACAGCATCGAACCCTGGGGAGAGTATCCGGCAGATATGCGAAACGGAATTCTGGCCGCTTTGATTGCAAACATCCACCGCAAGAAAAATTCCAGGGCCTATAAGCCGGAGGATTTTATGCCGCGAGAACAAGATGAAAAACCGAAGCAGACGGTCGCAGAGCAAGCGGCCATCCTGAAAAGCATATATGCCTGGGCCAAGCGGAAAGGCCTGGCAAAGAAGAAGGATGAATGATGGCCAATATTGGTAAGCTGACAGCGCACATCGGAATGGATACCGCGGGCCTGAAAGCGGATGCGGCCCGCGCACAGGGTATTTTAGGCCGGTTTTCAGTAATGGGCACCAGGGGCATTGGTGCTGTAGCCGCCTCGGTAACCAAGCTGGGAGGTCTACTCGCGACCATCGGGGGCGGAATTGCCGTCATTGGAGCCTTAAAAAAAATAATCACTACCGGGGCCGAGTTTGAGCAAACCATGACCACAGTGGCTGGTGTAATGCGGGCCACCAGAGAGGAGATGGACCAGCTCACAGAGGCAGCCAGGCGGATGGGCGAGACCACAGAGTGGACCGCCTCCCAGGCAGGGGAAGCCCTGCGCTTTCTGGGAATGGCCGGTTTCCAGGCAGATCAAGCTATCGCAGCCTTACCCGGAACACTCGATCTGGCCACCGCGGGCGGACTCGATCTTGGCCGGGCGGCCGATATCGCCTCCAATGCGCTGACCGCCATGCAACTCCCTGTCGAGCAGCTGAGCCGCGTCAATGATGTCTTCGTGGGCACGATCACCAGGTCGAACGTGAATATGGAGCAGATGGCCGAAGCCTTCAAGTACGGAGCTCCGGTTGCCAATGCCTTCGGCTACTCCATTGAGGAGCTGGCCGGAATGATCGGCCAACTCGGCAACGCTGGCGTCCAGGGCTCGATGGCCGGCACGCAACTGGCTATGGCAATCCAGAAGGCTAATGATATTGCAGCCGAGTTTGGTTATACCTCCTCCGATCTTCTGGACGTGCTCGAGTCCATGCAGGCAGAGGGCCGAACTAATGCCGATATCATGCAGCTGTTCGGCATAAGGGCCGGGCGGGCCGCCTTGATTTTAAAGGACATGATTCCGACCACCCGTGACTTTCAGGACACCCTCGCAAATACCGGCGGAGAAGCGGCCACCCTGGCCGATAAGATGAGAAGCACTCTGGGTGGTTCCTTTAAGGAGCTCAAGTCAGTTATCGAATCATTAAGCATCGATGTCTTTGAGACTTTCCGGGAGGACCTCAAAAAGGCAGTTGAAGCCACAACTGAATGGATCAGAGAAAACAAAGAAAAGATTATCGCCTTCGCCTCGGATATAATCGAGGTCTTCAAGACCATCATCAGGGTCGTACATACAGTCGGATCTGTTATCGCTGCCATGTGGGGGGGGCTATATGACATGCTGGATGATCTCAAGACAGTCTCAGCCGATGCCAGAGATTCACTGGAGAGCGATGCCGAGGCCATGCAGCAGGCCTTTGAACCACCCGACTTCGAACCCTGGAACTTATTTATGACTGCTCTTCAAACCTGGGGCGGCAATATCCTGACTGTCATCAAGGCGGTGTCGGGCGCAGTCATGAAGACCATCGGAGGAATGGCCTGGTGGCTGATCAATGATGTTATCAAGAATGTTTTCGAAGCGCTGTTTAAATTCGGCGCGTCGGTGGCAGCTCTTGTGCGCCTCGACTTTAGAGGCGCCCTTAAGCATTTTAAGGGAATCGGCAAGGAGCTCTACGATGTCTTGAAGGAAAGCCAGGCGACCGGCCAGGCCATGATTGATGCCTGGCAGAAGAGTTGGAACGACATGATCGAGGGCATCGATCTCAGATCGCCGACCGAGATTCTAAACGAGCGCTGGGCAGCCGAGGCCGCCCGACAGATTGAGGAAGCCAAGCAGAAAGTGCTGGAGTTTATTTATGGGGAACCCACGGGGGGAGGGAACGTCATTGATCGTTATAAGAAGGTTGAGATCAAGACCATTGGTGTGACCAAAGCAGTGGACGAGCTGGCCGCCAGCTATGCCAGATTGACCAAGGCGGCCGCCGCCGCCTCCACACAGATATCAGTCTATGAAGATATAATATCCACGACCCAGCTGACCAACGATGAATTGCTGGATTATTTCGAGGCATATAAAGAGGCCCGCTTGCGGCAGATTGAGGCAGAGGCGGAGCAATTCATGATGCTCGGTGTGACTGCATCCTCGGTGGCAGCATGGGTCAGCGGGCAGATTGCATCTATTGAAAATGATTTTAAGGACTTGCTGACCGAAGGTATGCCCTCTGACAATCTCCGAGAAATAATTGCCACTCAGATAGATCTTTACCGGGAGATGATTGAATCGGGACGACTCACTGCGCGGCAGCTGACAGAATACTTCGAAAAATATAAAAATGCCAGGTTGCAGCAGATTGAAATTGAACGCCAGGCTCTGCTTTCTCTGGGAATCGCCGCCGAGGTGGTGGCCGACACAGTCGACAAACGCATCGCAGAAATTGATAAGGCCATCAAGGAGATGCAGGAGGTTCTCTCTCAGCAGACCATGTCTTGGGGCGAGAAGCTGGCCATGAGAATGCGGCGCACCTTCGAGGATATCCTATTCGATGGCTTAAAAGGACAATTCAAATCTTTCTATGATTACATCAGCCGCCTGACCGATATCTTTTTGCGCCAGCTTTCGGAAACCATTGTGCAGATGATTTACAAAAACAGCGGGAGCATTTTCAGCTGGCTCGGCGCTGGAGGGGGAGCCGAGGCCGCCGCGGTAACCCCTGCTCCCGCTGGGGGTGGAACCAACATACCTGAATTTCAAATGGGCGGGATTGTCACCCAGCCTCAGCTGGCGATGATCGGCGAGGTGCCGGAAGCGGTCATACCTCTTAATAAATTAAGAGATCCGAGATTCTGGGAAAGGCTCGTACCGGGAGACCATAAAGAAGAACAACAGCCGGTGATTCAACAGATCTTCAATATTCAGACCCCGGACGTACCGGCCTTCCAGGCTACCGAGAAACAGATAATGGCCCGGGCGGCGCTGGGCTTGGTCAGGGCAAGGAGTAATCTATAATGGCTGACGATTTTCACGAAGTGCAATTCCCGACCGACATCAGCTACGAATCGAGCGGGGGGCCCGAGTTCTCCACCGAAGTGATCGAGCTCGGGAGCGGGCATGAGAGACGAAACCAGAACTGGACCTATGCCCGGCAGAGGTGGAATGTGGGCTACGGCGTGAGGGAGAAAGGCCAACTGGACTCCCTCCGGGCCTTTTTCTACGCCCGCAAAGGGCGAGCATACGGCTTCCGCTTTAAAGATCATGATGACTACCAGGCCACAGGCGAGGAACTCGGAACCGGCGATGGCTCCGAGACCGAATTTCAGTTGATAAAGACTTACAGCTCCGGAGGGGAGAGCTATGAGCGCAAAATCACCAAGCCGGTCTCGGGCACGGTCACAATTTACATAGACAGCGTGGAGCAGGCCTCGGGCTGGTCGGTAGATACAACCACCGGAATTGTAACCTTCAGCAGTCCTCCGACTTCGGGCGAAGTGATCACGGCCGATTTCGATTTTGATATACCGGTCAGGTTTGAATCGGATTATCTCCCGGTCAATCTCTCCTCCTACCAGGCCCGGGCGGCGGATGTAATTCTACTGGAGTTGAAGTCATGAGCAAAACCATCGGAACAAATCTCAAGGATCACCTGGCGGCAAACCTCAGCACCCTGGCGGTGTGCTGGCGCATCCTGCGCCAGGACGGAGAAGAATTTTTCTTCACCAGCCATGATGTCGACCTGGTTATTGACGGCGACACCTATGAGGCTTCCTCGGGTATGCTGCCTAAGTCCCTCTCTCAGAAGCGCGATCTTTCGGCTGACAACATGGAAGCCATGTCATACCTCGATTCAGAGAAGATTACAGAGGCCGACATCGAGGCCGGGCTTTTTGATTATGCCGATGTTGACATCTTCTTCGTGAATTATTCAGACCTGACCCAGGGCAAGCTCTATCTGGTGAAAGGCTGGAAGCTGGGCGAGGTCAGAATTGAGGACAATGATTTTTTTGCAGAGATCAGGGGCAAGGGCCAGCTCCTGCAGCAGAACGTCTGTGATCTGTTTTCACCGCACTGCCGGGCCGACCTGGGTGACAGCCAGTGCGGTGTGGACCTGGCTGATTCGGCCATGACCTTCTGGGCCGACGGCAGTGTGACATCCGCTGCCGATCGTCGCACGTTTACTGACACATCCAGAGTCGAGGTGACGGATGTCTTTCGTTTCGGAAAACTGACCTTCAAGGATGACAGCACGGGCGGGGCCAATGCCGGTTACAGCATGGAGGTCAAAAAATATGACCCGGTGACCCAGACCTTCACCCTGTTTGAAAAGATGCCTAATGATATTTCGGTCGGTGATGAATATGAGGTCACCTATGGCTGTGACAAGAGCCGCGACACCTGCCGCGATGTCTTTGATAATGTTGAAAACTTCCGGGGCGAACCTTTTGTCCCGGGCACGGATAAACTGCTGGAGTATTATTGATGAGTGAACGTGAGCAAATAATTGAGGAGGCCCGCTCCTTCCTGGGTGTGCCCTTTCAGCACCGGGGCAGATCGAGAAGTGGTCTTGACTGTGTCGGCCTGCTGGAGCTGGTCGGGCTCGCCGTCTTTGGCAATAAGATCGAGCTGGGCGCTTATCCCAGGCATCCCAGCAGCCGCCAGGTCTTTGAGCAGATCAATAAATACGCTGATCGCATCGAAGGCTCGCAGGCCAGGCCGGGAGATCTGGTGCTGATGAATTATGGGGGACGCTCCACTCATTTCGGCATATTGAGCGACAAAGGTGTCATCAATGCCTCGGCGATCGAGAAGAAGGTTGTGGAACAGCCCTTATTTCTGGGACGCATCGTGGCCTACTATAAGATTCGGGGGGTGCGCTGATGGCACAGCTGGGATTAGGGATAGCCGGGTGGTATGCTTTTGGCCCGATCGGGGGCTTAATAGGCTCCTTTATAGGCGGTTATATAGACCGGCGCTGGCTGTTTCCGCCTGATGCGGTAGAGGGCCCGCGCCTGGAGGATTTGAAAGTTCAAAGTTCGGCCTATGGTGTTCCTATAAACCAGATCTGGGGTGCGGCGCGCCTGGCCGGAAATCTGATCTGGGCCGACGAAATAACCGAGGTCGAGGTCACCACCGAGGTCGGCGGCAAGGGGGGCGGCGGACAGGAGATTACCGGCTACGAATATTATGCCAGCTTTGCGATCGGAATCTGCAATGGCCCTGTCGATAAGATTACCAAAATCTGGGCCGATTCAAAATTGATCTACGACATTACCGATGCCAACAACCAGGTTGTCCGGCCGGGAAGGCGCAGAGGTCTGTCGATAGATCAGAGCTCATGGGTTCAGCACCTGGGCGACGAATCGCAGACACCTGACCCGATCATAGAAGCGGTCGAGGGCGAAGGCAACGTACCGGCCTTCCGGGGCCTGGTCTATATGGTCTTCAAGGATTTTCCTCTGGAGGACTACGGCAACCGCATTCCAAATTTTAATTTTGAAGTGGTGACAGACGCCACCAGTGTGATCACCGTCGATCCACTCGAGGAGCTGGCGGCGTCCATCTATGGTTCTGATTCCTGGGTGGCCTATGCCGATGGCATACATATCATGGCCCAGGCCTCCGGCCACTGGTACAAGCTCTCAGTCATCACCGGGGACGTGGTGGCCTATGCCTTCAATTCGGGCATCCCCTCTAATACACAAAAATATGACATAGATGAGACAGGCACAATCTATGCCAGCAACTCCGATGTGAGGTTGCAGACATTGGACGGAGATACGCTCCTCCCGGTGAAAGAGTCGAGCTCCACCTTCACCTATGGATGTGACAACTTTGCGGTCAGCCGCAACCCGAACCATCCCTGGCTATACTTCAGCGGCATCAGCTCCTCCAGAATCTATGCCGTCGATCGAGGGGACCTGGCCTGGGGTGCCGGAGCGGCCGAGGAGTTCACTGCGCCGGTCGGTGTGGTCAAGCAAATCGCTGTCGACCATGACAGCGGTGATGCCTTTGTGGTCTGCTCCGATCTGGTGACGCCCGACACCACCTATGTCACCTGGCTCGATAACACCGGAACCAGCCATGTTCAGAGAAACATCAACATCAGCTCTTATATCAGGGGAGGAAGATATATCTGCTTCGATGCTGATTCAAATCAGCTCATAGTCGGAACCAACGATGATGATGGAAACGGCCCGGCCATTGCCTTCTTCGATGTGACCGACCTCGGCCCGATTCATACTCTGACCTTCTCCTATAAGATGATCGGCCAGTATGTGGGGGCCTATGGTTATTCGGAATGGAAGCGGGGGGTGGTCAACGGTTCTCTCTTTGTCAGCTATGTCTCCAGGATTAAAGAGATCAACGTCGCCGACCATCGAGTTGTCAATGATTGGGAAACCAGTCTGCTTTTCAACGGCGGTTCACTCTATGACCCTCTAACTCATTCGGTTTTTCAAATGGTCTCGGGTCAGACTTATAACGCCTGCAAGATTTTGCTGGACCGCACCATCCCCAATGCGGTACAGCTTTCGGAAATTGTGACAGACATCTGCGAACAGGTTGATCTCGGGGCGGCCGATATTGATGTCACCGCCCTGACCGACAGTGTGCGCGGCTTTGTAATCAATAACCGCATGTCAGCCCGGGCCGCCATCGAGGCCTTGATGAACGGCTTCTTTTTTGATGGAGTGGAGAGCGACGGAAAATTGAAGTTTGTAAAGCGAGGCGGCTCATCTTCTCTGACCATACCGGAATCAGATCTGGCCGCACACAAGAGCGGCGATCAGAGGCCGATGGAACTGCTGAGCATTCGCAGCCAGGAAACAGATCTGCCGATTCAGGTGGATGTCAGATATATCGACTTTTACGCCGACTACGATCCGGGCCTGCAATCTGAAAGACGATTGATCTCGAGGAGCGAGAACAAACTCAGCTTGAGCCTGCCGATCGTGATGACAGCCGACGAAGCCAAGCAGGCGGCGGTTAAGCACCTGGCCAATCTATGGACCATGCGCACCAAACACATCATCGAAATATCGCGAGAATATTATTACCTCGATCCGGCCGATGTCATCACGGTCACGGAAGGAGGCCAGAGCCACCTGGTCAGAATAGAGGATTTGGCCTATAAATCGGGCCTCCTGGAGGTGAATCTGGCCAATGAGGACCCGCAGGCCTATATCTCTGATGCCAGTGGAGTGCCCCTGCCCGAACATGAGCAGGACGTCATCTATGAGGGCCCGACCAGACTGGTGCTGATCGACTGCCCCATGCTTCTGGACACCCACAACAAGCCCGGGCTCTATTTCGCTACTCTCGGATATCTTAATGCCTGGAGAGGCGCGGTGCTTTTCAAGAGCCTGGACGGCGGCGCCAGCTGGTCTGAATATTCAGCTTCCGCCAGGGATGCGACGGTCGGCAAGGCCACGGATGTACTCGGGGATGTGGCCGACCCGTTTGTCTGGGATGATGGAAATTCGGTCAACATCCGTTTGCTCGATACCACCGACAGCCTGACAAGCGCCACCCAGGAAGAGGTCTTAAATGGAAGCAATGCCGCCATCCTGGGGGATGAGATTATCCAGTACACCACCGTTGTGGCCGAGAGCGACGGCACTTATACCTTGAGCGGGCTTCTGCGGGGGCGCAGGGGAACCGATTGGGCTACCGCCGACCATGCCGCCGGAGATACCTTCGTTGTGCTGGCCTCCAACAAAATAAATTTCGAGGACTTTCCGGTTAATGACATGGATGTGGAAAGGCACTATGTGGCTGTCTCGATCGGCATGAGCATGGACACCGGAAACATTCAGGCCTTCACTTGCGAACTGCGCAACATGATGCCCCTTTCTCCTCAGCATATAAGCGGCAGCCGGGATGCAAGTAATGACCTGACCATCAGCTGGATAAGACGCACCCGGGTCGGCGGTGAATGGCGGGATCTGTATGGAGTGCCCCTGGGAGAAAACAGCGAAGCCTATGAGCTCGATATCTATGGCGGTTCGACGGTGGTAAGGACCATCAATGCCAGTTCGGAGTCGGCGACATATACCGCCGCTCAACAGACTGCCGATGGTCTGACGCCTGGCGACCCGGTCGATTTGGCCATCTATCAAATATCGGACACGGTCGGACGAGGCTTCGGAGCGGAGGCAACCGTCTAAAAAAAATAAGGAGTTTGAAACATGGCTGATACACCAAAATTAACTATGCCTGAAATCTCGGAATCGCAGGCCTCCAAATATCTGACGCACAACGAAGCTCTGCGAATCTTGGACGGCCTGGTGCAGGCGACTGTGAAGGACAAGGATTTGACCACCCCGCCGGGGAGTCCCTCCGATGGCGATATGTATATTGTCGGTTCTCCGACCGATTCGAATTCAGGGGACTGGAACGGGCATGACGATGATGTGGCCTACTATAAGTCTTCAGGCTGGGTCTTCTGGACACCGCAGGAGGGCTGGCGCGTTTACGTCCAGGATGAGGACACGGCTTATGTCTATGCCAGCGCCTCCAGCGGATGGCAGACGGAAGGCTCGATACTGGCCGCTGACTTCACCGATCTGGGTGACACACCCTCCAGCTACAGTGGCCAAGGCTCTAAGCTGCTGCGGGTCAAGAGTGCCGAGGATGGAGTTGAATTCACCGACAATTCATACGACATCGGTTCATCCTTCAACGGCAAACCTTCGGCCTCCGAGGTGCTTCTGCGCATACCTTTTACCAGGGACGTGAACTTCCCCGACGACCTCTCCGGCTCCCAGGGCGTGCTCGGAACGGCTCCCACGGCACAGGCTGATTTCGCAATAAAGAAGAACGGAGTGGAGTTTGCCACCATGAGCTTCGCGGGCTCGGCCACAACCGCCACGTTTTCAACATCATCCTCAGATGAGGACTTTACGGCCGGGGATGTGCTCACGGTAGAAGCTCCCTCATCCCAGGATGCCACCCTGGCCGATATCGGATTTTTATTGAAGGGAACCAAAACATAAGGAGCAGCTATGGGATTACTTTTTATGGACGGCTTTGATCATTACGCCACGGCCGAGATTGACCGGAAGTGGGGCAGCGCTTACTCTGCCACGATCGAGACTACCGAACCGCGCAGAACCGGCGGCAGGCACCTCCGTCTGACCCCGGCTGCCAGCCCGGGAAATGTAGTCAGCTATCTCCTGGCGGTGAAGGAGACGGTCGTCTGCGGCTTCGCCCTCCACATGAGCTCCCTGGCCAACCACTCCGGGTTCCGGCTCATCAGGAACGCGACGGTACAGTGCACGGTGAAGGTCGAAAGCGACGGGAGCGTGACAGTCAGGCGGGGTGACTACAGTGGCACGATCCTGGGGCAGTCCTCCTCGGGCGTGATCGCCGTCAACACCTGGATCTACCTCGAGTTCAAGATCTACGTGCATGACTCATCCGGCAGCTACGAGGTCAGGGTCAACGAGTCGACCGTTGTTTCTGATTCCGGCGCAGATACGAAGGCGGGGACCGACTCCGGAGTGGACGCACTCAACTTGAGAGGCAGCATCAGCGGAGGCGGGTATCTGCGTCTGGATGACCTTTACATTGCTGACGACGACTTCCAGGGGGATTGTCGGATAGATACACTCTGGCCGGACGGTGCCGGCAATTATTCTCAATGGACTCCGACCCCCTCGGGAACCAGCAATTACGCCAACGTCGATGATGCCAACGATCAGGATGACGACAGCACCTATAATTCGACCGACGTTTTGAACGAGATCGACAGCTATACTTTCGACAATTTGACGCCTATCTCGGGCGCCAATATCCTGGCTGTGGCCTTAAATCTGGCGCTCAGAAAAGATGATGCCGGACAGCGAAAATTCACGCCGCTGATAAGAATAAGCTCCACTGACTACACCGGCACCGAGCTGGACGGCTACGACAATTATAAGACTCGCCAGGAAATTTTTGAGAACCCGCCCTCCGACCCCTCCAGCGCATGGAGTGATTCCGATGTCAATGGGGCCGAGTATGGCGTGAAACTGACAACCTGAGGGAGGTGACGCATGGCGCAATTCTCAACAGACTTTTCAGATAGCGGCTACTCGGACGGCAATCCTCCACCGGACTGGAGCGAGACCTGGGATTCAGGCTACTTCACCTGGACCATAGAGGCGGCCTCGGGCGAACCCGTGAGTGGTTCGAGTTTCGGCGACATGGTGCTCAAAGGCGATGCCTCGGTAATCGGGGTCGCTCACGCTCTTACCTGGGACGACGTGGGGACGCCCGCCGATGTCGACCTGAAGGGCAGGGTGATGCCCACCTACGCGGGTCAGCGGGTCACCGGGCTGGTGGCGCGCGCCTCCACCGACAGCAACGGCAAGCAGGGCTACTTCCTGGCGCTGGACGTCTACGGAAACATACTCTCGCTTCGGAAAATAGAAGACGGACTCCTCTATGTACTGGAGGACTTCGACCTGGACACGGAGGACGTTGTTCCCCGCAAGAAGATCGAAGAAGATTTCTGGTACTGGCTGCGACTATACGTCAGCGGGACGACCCTGCGGGCGAAGGTCTGGCGCGACGGTGAGGACGAGCCTGCATCCTGGATGATCGACACCACCGATTCAGCCCATGCTTCCGGGGCCGTGGGTGTTTATGCTTCTTATGATAGCTACTTCGACTGGTTCGGTGTGGGGACGGCCGGGAGCGCCATACCTGCTATTCCTTCCACCGAGGCCGCCGGGCGCATCACCCAGGAGGTGGTGGAAGTCTTGAGAGAGGGCTCGCCCGAACTGCGGCTGACACAATTAGCGGTTGAGGTTCTGCGCACCAGCGGCGGCACATCTCAACCCAAGGTGGTAATCATAGGATAGACAAGGAGGAGCTATGAAGCGCGTGCTGTTAATATTTCTCTGGACGATGATCCTCTGCGGATCTCTTTTTGGCCAGGAGGTGACATCGGTAACCTTGAACTGGACTGCGCCGGGAGACGACGGCAATGTGGGCACAGCCTACCAGTACGATGTGCGCTACTCGCTCAACCCGATCACCGAGCAGAATTGGAATGACTGCATTGAGGCCACGGGTGAGCCTGTACCGCAAGAGGCAGGCAGTCCCGAGACCTTCACGGTCGAGGGTCTGGAGGCCAATACGACTTATCACTTTGCAGTCAAGACTTCCGACGAGGCGGGCAACTGGTCGGGGCTTTCCAATGTGGCGACGGTGACCACGACAGACAACGTGCCCCCGGCGGCAATTATTGACCTGACTGCAACCAGTGATGAATGAGGGGGACCGGAATGTTAATTTATAATAAAATCAGCATCAACGCCTTTGAACTTGCCCAGAGATTTGTGGGAATGGAAGAACTGCCTCTTAATCAGGATAATCCCCAGATATTGGCGATGCTCAGGCTTGATCAGAAATGGCCGGAGCATGATGAGGTCCCCTGGTGTTCGGCATTCGTTAATTATATCTGCTGGCTTTTGCGACTCCCCAGGTCAAAGGACTTGCGGGCCAGGTCGTGGCTCGAGGTTGGAAGGTCGGTGGACATCGAGCAGGCCCGAGTCGGATTTGATGTGGTCATTCTCAAGCGGGGAAGCGGTAACCAGCCGGGACCCGATGTGACGGACGCCCCGGGTCATGTCGGTTTCTATGCCGGCCGAAAAGAAGAGGCCGAGTACAGCAGGTCGGATCTGATCTATCTCTTGGGAGGTAATCAGGGCAATAAGGTCAGCATTGCCGGCTATCTCGAGACGAGGATTCTGGGGATACGCAGGCTTTTCAGATAAAATTCTAAAGGGGCCGGGAGCCCCAGGAGGTAAAGGCATGGAAGATGTTGTAATGTGGGTCATCGAACGGTTCGGCGGAATTGATAATATCGTATATGTCGGACTGGGATTGTTCATTAGCAAGTTTCTGGTAGAGTGGCTGAAGGTCGGCACCAGGAAGCGATATTTCCATTGGCTCGCGGGACTGGCTGATGAGATCACCGACAATCTGATCGCAAGCTACCCGGACTCAGAGTGGATCGACAGAGTTGACGGGTACATCGACTTCTTTATCGAAAAGCTCGGCTTTCCCGACTATTCGACAAAACGGGTTCCACCTGTTCCCTCAGCCAAACTGCAAAAGAAGATCGAAGAGAAAAAACAAATTGCAACCAGGATAATCTCCGGCGCCCTGTCAAGGAAAGCACTTAAGGGCGTGATCACATCGGAGGAATTATCCAAGGCAGCAAAAAAGTTGAACGGAGGTACAACATGAGACGAGTGCTAATTATTCTGGTTTTTATCTTCCTTCTGGGACCTTCATTCTTGATAGCCCAGACAGACGAAGCGCCCGGAATACCTGTGGGCGCATTCTTTCGGTTGGGAGTGATGCAGGGGGCGGCCGATCGGACACAAACTGCGTTTGACTTTGGCGGCGGATTCAAATATGCGGTTACTCCCAGCACAATCACTATGGTCGCTGTGTTTGCCTATCAGGCCGAGTATACTAAGGAAGACGGCCTGAATATTGATCTCGAGCAGAACCTGAGCTTAAAAACTGTGATCCGTCAGTATATCTGGAAAGACTGGGGCGTGGAGGGAGGCCCGGGTTTTGATCGATTGGACTATATCGGAGACGCGCAGACTGCTGTAACCTATGTGACCGGATACATCGCTCTGGCAAAGACCTGGAGCATCCAGAATTTTTGCCTTGGTTTTGCAGTGGGTACAGATTACAATTTCGGATTGCAGCAGACAACACCAAAGCTCTCTTTGCTGATTGAGTTTGGAGAATAGATGGCGATCTTTAAACCTAAGAAAGGCCCGGCTCTGCAATGGAGCCGGGTCTATCACATGTTGATTGCCGCTACGGTAACTGCTGCCGGAGGTCATTTCTTTGGATACCAGGGGGCGGCCATC